GCAAATACATCTTTCCTATCTTCATAAGCTTTCACCGATGCTTTGACTTTGCCATTATATTTGAAAAAGTCATAGTCGCTTGAAAAATGTTTTTGCAACGCTAAATATAAGATGTAAGCGTCGTATCCTGCTCTAGTCATATTACCTTGTTAATTTTATAGTTTAATAGGTTAAGGTCTAATGCATCCGCTTCGATTTTTTCTTTTATTGCTTTTGGTAAAAGAGGTTTCATGCCTTCGATTTCAAGATCATATTTTTCGCAGATGTGTAAAACTGCTTCAATATAATTACTACCAGTTTTCATGACAAGTTCTTCGATTTCAGCTGGTAATTTTTTTACTTTAGCTGCAAAGTCGCTATCACTTATCTTCTTCATCAAAAAGCTCCAATTGTTTTTTCTGAGATAGTACGCCTCTAGTAAGATTGGCGACTACTCCATCAAATTCAGTAAGGTTACGAGATTCATAGTATTCTTGAACTAATTCTAAAATACGTTCTTTCTCTTTTTGTGGAGCTTTTGATTCGCCCCAATATTCAGTAATTTCGCGTAATAGCTTTTCAATAGCTACAGGTCCAATAAGTTCATTCATCCTTTAATACTTTCCTCTACTTTATTATAATACATTTCTATACGAGTTTTTAAACGTTCAACCCAATAAATCATGTCTTTGCCTTCAACCATAAATTCTTGATATGTACCATTTTGTACAGATATTAAAATTGCTAATTGCTTTGGAAGTTCGTCATAAATTTCATGATACGCAACACAATAAAATGCTGCCTGCATAAAGTAATCAGAAATCCATTCTTCTTTTTTAGGTGATTTAGATGTTTTGAAATCGATTACAGAAAGTTTTCCATCAATTTCAGCGATACAGTCTACTGTACCAGCAACTTTTAAAGCATCACTGTAAAGCGATGCTTCAAGCATTCTTACATTATTAATACGATCAAGAGCAGGACGAATTCCAAGGAACATAAAGTTACCAGCCACGTGATCATCAGATAAGGGTTCGTTTGATAAGTAGTCTTCACATAATTGATGCATTGCCGTGCCACGCGTAGTAGCAGCAAGAGAAATGGCTGCAGCTTTTTCTTCACCAACACGCTTTTTCCAAGCAAATAGCGCAGACTTGTCTGCAGTATCTCCAAGAACTGTCGTAATACTTGGGTACTTTTGACCATTAGGCGTTTCATATTTTCTACCATCTTCTGCATCGATTCGATTTAAAGTTAGTTTTTGCATTTCTATATGTTTGAACATAATAGATATTATACATCTTTTTCCAAAATTCTTTTGGCTTCTTCTAAATTAATTTCAGCGCTTTCTAACTCAAACATATATTCTAACAATATAGTTTCTAGCAAAGTCTTCAGACCTCTTGCTCCAATTTTTCTTTTCATTGCTTCTTCAGCTATGAATCTAATGGCTTCATCATCTATTTTTAAATCGATATCTGAATAATCAAACAATGTTTTATATTGTGCCATAAGATTTTTTTCTACTTTTGTAAGAATGAAAACCAAATCTTCTACTGTAAGTTCATTCATTGTAGCAACAAGTGGAATACGACCTAGAATCTCTGGAATAAAACCGTATCTTTCTAGATCTTCAGTTGTAATTTTATGAATTATATTCTTTTCAACTTCTTTCTTATCGATTTTCTTACCAAATCCGATACTTGTTTGATCTTCTTCAGTTCTTTTATTGATGATATGATCTAAGCCAACGAATGCACCACCAACAATAAACAAGATGTTCTGAGTGTCTATTGTAAATCTATATTTAGAAAGTCCAGTTGTTTTTTCTATTTCAATCTCAGTACCTTCTAGAAGTTTAAGTAATGCTTGCTGAACAGATTCACCACCTACATCTTTACGACCTGAAGCATCAGCACCGTTTCTAGCCAATTTGTCGAATTCATCAATAAAGATAATACCAGTTACTGACGCTTCGATATTAGATCCAGCATTTTGTACAAGACCATCTACCATTGCATCAACATCTTTACCAACATAACCTGCTGCAGTAAATGCATTAGCATCTGCTATGTAGTAAGGTACTTTTAAAAATTCAGCTAGCTTCTTTACCATGTATGTTTTACCTGAACCAGTAGGTCCGATTAACATTAAATTGGTTTTGTCTAAACGTGAATCTTCACCAAATTCGCCATCTTTATAAATCAATAGACGTTTGTAATGATTGTGAGCACCTACAGACAAAATCTTTTTTGCTTTTTCTTGACCAACAACCCATTTGTTTAAATAATCGTAGATTTCTACAGGTGTTGGCAAGGTAAATTCAATAGATTTATCAGCTGAATCTAGGTTAACTTTATCTCTGATTGCTTCAATAGTAGAACGTAAAAATTCTCTATCATCTTTTTTTAGTACATGTGTCATAAATTAGTAAACTCCGGTCGCATCAACGCAAATTTCTTAGCATCTTCTTCATTTTTAAATTCATAAGTATCTTCGTAAACATCACTGTATTCTACAAAGTTCCAATTTTCTTGTGAAAAATTTTCACGACAAAAGGCTTTACCTTCTCCACGAATGTCGCTATGAAGGCGTGTTTTGTATGATTTAGATTTCCAGTTGAGTTTATAATAAAAAATTTCTTGTGGTGTCATTAAACTAAATGGTCTGCGCCTTTGCCATGAGGGTGAATTTTTTTCATTTCTCGTAAAGTATCTTTGAATCCTTCAGGAAGTTTACCAGAATCGGTTGATGTACCACCGATGATTTTTGGAGCCGTTATCTCACGAGTCCATTTACCAGAACTGACCATTTCTTTCATATCGTCATAAGATAAGATCATATCTTCGGTCTTCTCGGTTTTTTTATTTGTCATTGTATATGTAGGCATTATGAATTCTCGCTATTTTTCGGATCAACATGTATTTTATCTATTAAGACTGAATAAAACTTATCAAAATCATCTAAAGATTCAAACTTTGTTGCGTTTTCACCGTCAATAATTAAGCTAAGTTTTTCCCAAGCTCTTTTTGAAGCAACTAAAACATTTGTTGAGTACATATTCATCTCCTAAATAAGTTATACCATTCCGTATAAATACTTTATGGCTGTACAAGATATTTATAGAAGATACGACGAGAAGGCTAAAAAAGCCAATGTGACAAGAAATACTAAAGAAAGTATTGACTGGTTTCGTCGTAATCTGAGAAAAGATAGTTCAATTAAATCTATTGATAAAGCTCAGCAAGGTTTAAAGTCTGCAAGACCTACACCTGGTGGTCTTTTCATATATCAATATGATCCAAAAAATAAAGATCGTTTAGACTTCTATGATAAATTTCCTCTTGTTTTTATTTTAGAAATAACAAGAGATGGGTGGTACGGTTTAAATCTTCATTATATGCCACCAGCTGTAAGAGCTCGAATTTTAGCTGAAACAAGTGTCAAATCTACTTCTGGAAAAGAAATTGCTGAAAGATTTGGTAGATCAAGTATGGGCAAATATGCTTTGAAAAGATATTCAGCATCAAATGTTAGAAGTAAACTTGCAAAGGTGCCAAAGGCAGATTTCGAAATTGCAATATCTCTACCATTTGAAAACTTCAAGAAAGCAAGTAACAGAACAGTCTGGAGAGGACGATGAACATACAAGAACTAAAAGCAGAAATGTTTTCTGATAAAGGTTTAGCAAGATCTAGTAAATGGGTAATGCAAATATTTCCACCAAGAGGAGCAACAGCTCTTGGTCAAGCAATTAGTAATACACTAAGTAGCGGCAGTAATAGAGTAAATATCAATTTACCTATCTTTGATGCTTTAGACAGTGCAACAGATGCTTTAAACAATCTTAATGTTAATGTTGGCGGATCAAACCTATCTTTTAACCCTGATCTTCCACCTTTAGGTTATGCTTTAACAAATGAAAGCAAAGATACAAGAGGTGTTAGTCTTTTTTGCAGTGATATTCAAATTCCTGCTAGAGACATTTCTGAATTCGAATACAAAACTGATGGTGAGCCAAGAAGTATTGGATATCTACACAACCACGGAAATTTAGATATGGAATTTTACTGCTCTGAAGACTTAAGAGAAAGAGCATTTTTCGAAAATTGGCAAGATATCATTTACAATAGAGATTCTGTAGCCACTGGTTATTACAATGATTATATTAGTCGTGTCGAAGTGATTAAATATAATGCTTCAATGAGTGAAGTGACGGCAAGATATAGATTCAATGAGGTATTTCCAACCAATATTGGATCTTTTGAGCTAAATAGCGAAACTGCACTATTAAAATTATCTGTGCAGATGAAATATCGTAATTATGAGAGAATCAAATAATGAGTCAACTAAAAAGCATTAAGGTTAACAGACCTGAATATGTTGAAGTTATTCCTTCCAATAAAAGAGAAGTTAAAATTTCACCGTTTAGAGTTGCTGACGAAAAAAACTTAATGGTTGCTGCAAATAGCGAAAACAGTGCTGATCTCGCCAATGCTATCGAAAACGTAGTAGAGAACTGCATTACAGGTGTAGAAGTAGACGAACTTGCACCTTTTGATATTGAATATCTTTTTCTAAAGCTTAGATCTGTTTCTGTTGGCGAGTCAACTGACTTAGGACTGAAATGTTCTGAATGCAAAGAAACCACTGAAGTAAATGTTGATCTAAAAGAAATTAAAATTAAAGAATCACCTGATCATAACCCAATTATTAAAATTAATAAAGAACTGGGTTTTGAAATGAAATATATGACATTGAAAGAATCTTTATCTTTTGATGGTACTGATGAAGAAATATTTGCTATGGTGGCATCTTCAGTAAAAACAGTATTTTGGGGTGATGAAACTATTACAGTCGATAGTACTAATAGAAAAGATCTAGAAGAAATTATTAGCGAATTAACTTCTGGCGATTTTGAAAAAATTACAAACTTTTTCGATACAATGCCTAAACTTTCTGAAACTATTGACTTTGCGTGCTCTAAATGTGGACATCAAAATGAGATCACGGTTGAAGGAATGCAAAGTTCTTTTTAATCGCCCTTTCTCATATTGATTTGACGTCCTATTATAGACTTATCTTTGCTATGAAACAACACCACGGATGGAGTGTTGATGAAATCGAAAATATGTATCCATGGGAAAGGGATATTTACTCAGCAATGTTAAAGAATCACATTGATGAAGAGAACCAAAGATTAGAATCTGAGAGCAAGAAATATGGCTGAAGCAGTATTTGAAGATATAAAACAATCTCTTGTAGACAATGGCAAGAAAGCAGATAAAGCAAATTCTGTGGTAAAGGAATTAACACAAGCTATAACCGGCCGTAATAGTGATGATATTGTTAACAAGCTTGACGAGCAAGCTGATAAAAATGCAACTATTCAGCAAAGGCAAAGAGCCACTCTAGCAGAATCTTTTACAAAACTTAAAACTGGGTTTGTTGATGGTTTTAGAAATACTTTTGACGATTATTTTGGAACACCTGGCGATTTTAGACAATTTGTAAAAAAATTAACTGATCCTGTAAAAAATGCAGTATCTTCTGTTGGAAGAGGCGTTCAAAAAGGCGCTGAAACTATTTTTGATGTCTTAAAAACTGGCACTCTTATACTTGGTGGAATTTTTGCTTTTAAAAAGTTTGTAAGAGGATTTCAAGACTTCGAAAAGCTTTTTGGACCTGGAGCTGCTTTAGATCAAAAAATTATTTCTGGTATTTTAAATGTTGCTAAAGGTTTTCTTGGATTAGAAGATGATACAATTAAAAAGCTTGCTGCTTCATATGATAAATTCAGAAATAAAATCATATCAATTGCTAAATCTTTTGAAGATGAAGGTTTTCTTGGTGGATTAAAAACTTTAATTACTGATACTCTTTTTGGTAGTGTTAAAGCAGGTCTAACAACAATTGCCTTAGGTGCCGTGTTCAGCAGCACTATTAGAAGTTTGGTCTTAGCACCGTTTAAACTTGCAAGTATGATCGCTACAAAATCTCTTGCAGCTCGAAGTGCTAGTATGGCTGCCATGACTGCTGGTGATGTAGCTGCTGGAGCGGCATCTGGAGCTGTTCCTACGGGTACTGGAAAAGATAAAGTTCGTTACAATCCAACAACAAAAAGATTTCAGTCCAAAACTACTGGTCAATTCGTAAAAGCTGCTAATGTAAGTAAACTAGCAAGAGCTGTGGCTATGGCAGCAGTTGGTCCAAAAATGTTAGCTAGTGCTTTAATTCCAGTTCTCTTAAATCCTGCATTTTTAGGAGCAATTGCTGTTGCTGGTATTGGTTACACTATTTATGATAAATTTTTAAAAGAAGATCTTGCAAGAATTAAAGAAGATGGTCTTTTTGGCGATAAACTTAGAAAAAGACAAGAAGAAGATAAACTAAAAAGAGATTCTAATTTAAACGAAAGATACGATTTCGATCGCTTGCAAAAAGACTATAATAAAAAGATTGATGAGTTATATCGCAGTGAAAAACAAAGACAAGTGATGAAAGAAGATTTTGCTGCAGCAAGAGCTGCTGGAAATAATGAAGCTATAATGGCGATGTCAGCAAGTGCTCAAATTGACAATAGACAATATTCGAATACTAACTTTGGAGGCGGTGGAACTAAACCAGGCGCATCTGATGAGTACAGCAATTAAGATCTTCTTTTAGGCGGTCCAACTTTTGGTTTCGTTCTACCAATAGGTTTTAAAGAATGTTTAGATTTTGACATAGAACGTCTTTCAGCCGCTAAAACAGTTTTATCAGCTTCCCAATTCAAAATACCCATTTTCTTTAAAGTATCTTCAGTCCAAACCTCAAAACCGATGTTATTTTTTCTACAAGCTAATTCAGCATTAGCCCATTTTTCAGCATTTATTACATAAGTAGATTGTTCTTGAATATATCTTTTTGAAGATCCTTTTTTAGGAGGAATAGGTGGCTTAGTTTCTTTTGCTGGTTTTACTTCAACAACAATAATTCTACCATCTGTCATTTTGATATAAAAATCAGGAAAATACCTTGCTCTTTTTAAGGTTACAGGGTGTATGTATGGTATAGCAATTTCTTCACTTGCCCATTCAGCAACTGTATCGCTTTGATCACACCATCTCATAACATTACGTTCCCAAAGAGATCGGTACACAATCTTAGACGCATCACCAACATACTTTGAAGGGTTTTTTAGTTTTGTAAATTTTCCTTTATACGTAGCCAATATAAATACCTTAACAACTAAGGTATTTAATCCAATGATGAACAATCCACTGTTTTATAATGTAATACGTTTCCCAGAAACCCTAGGTGGTGATGAAGATCCACATTATATTACTTTTCGGCCTCAAAAAGTAAATTATGGTAGCACGAAGGTGCACCAGAATCAGGCTGGATTTAAGTACAATAAGAGTAATGGTAAAAACAAATCAAACGTAGGCAAAGGTTTCTTTTCACAAATATCAGATCAAATTGGTGGTTCAATTACTAGTATCGGAGATGAAGCAAAAAATTCTTTAGATGCTATCAACGACATCTTTAAACAAGACAGTTTCAGCGCTGCTATTGGTTCACTTGGTAAAGTAGTAAAAGGAAAAATTCAAATTGGTGATTTCCTTCTTTCTTCAGGTGTAACAACTGATAAAGATAATGCTTTTCCGCAAGGTTCAATATCTTTATACTTGCCTGAAAATCTTCAATCACAAGTTCAGGTAGATTATAATCAAGCAAATATGGGTGCAATTCAAAGTGAAATTGCAAATCAGATAGGTCAAAAAAGCGCTGATAGTCTTTTAGGATTTGCTAAAGAAAATGGTGTTGATATTGCTTCCGCTGTAATATCTGATTTGGCAAGAAACTCGCAATTGGTACAAAACGTATCAGCAAAAGAAACTGGCGCTGTTTTAAATCCTTTTTCATATCAAATTTTTAATGGTGTTCAACATAGAACATTTAGCTATAAGTTTAATCTTGTTGCAAGAAGCCCAAGTGAATCAAAAAGAATTAAAGAAGTTTGTGACGCGTTTATCTTTTATTCTTTACCAGGCAGAACTAATGATCCAGGCGGAGCTAATTTTTTAGAAATTCCAGTTCAATGGCAAATCGATTATTATAAACAAGGTACTAAACTAGAATTTTTTGATCAGCCAGCCGCATGTTTCTTGCAAAGTGTGAATATTAGCTATAATGATGGAGCAAATCAGCAATTGCACGCAGATGGTTCTCCTATTAATGTAGGTCTAGAATTAGGATATGTAGAAATTACTCCAAGATATCGCGACACTCTTTCAGGTAATAACGACTTTTACAAAAAAGCAAAAGACTTTTTTACTGCAGTCGGTCAAGATGAAAAAGATGGCAAGGAATAAATCATAATGGCATATTTTGAAGATTTTAGAAGAATCCAATATCAATTTCCAGATAATGTTCGTCGCGTGATGACTGACCTTTCTATACGTCCTAAATTTCGCGAAAAAGTTTTAGAAAATGCTAGCAACTTTGAGTTTTATGAAGTAAGAGATGGTGATACGCCTGAATCTTTGGCTAAACTTACTTATGATGACGTCAATATGCATTGGGGCATTATGCTTGCAAATGAAATTGTAAATATTTATGAACAATGGCCAAAAACAAGTAGCCAATTTGAAGAATACATCTATCAAAAATATAAAGTTCAGTATGATAGCGATACAGGAACTAATGTTACGTTAACAAGAATTCAAGTAACTGAATTTGTACAATTTAAAGGATTATCAGATAGTGATAACTTTGGAAACCTTACATATAGAGGTTTTGTCACTGGAACTGGTGTGAGAAAACAGCCAAAGCTTTTAAGAGCTAAAGCAAATCTTTCTACTTATGGTGCTATCGATTCAAATACTATTTTTGATTATTCGATTGATACGAATATTTCTACTGAAGATGCATGGGGCGGTTCTAAAGGTACAGAAACTCTTACTCCTGTTTCTATTGAACAATGGGAAATTGAACAAAACGATCTTAAAAGAAAGATCGTTCTTCCAAAGCGAACTATTTTGAATAAAGTAAAAAATGAATTAGAAGGTTTAATTGATGGCTAAACAAACTCTACCAGGGAGTTTTAAGCTCGAATACGTAAAACTTGGCACTGATGACAATTCAACAGATATTACAGGTTTAGTAAACGAAATAAACGTATTTGCTAGTGTTATGGATTCTACTAATGTGATGCGTTTCGTAATCATCGATGCAGTGAATCTTTTGGGTAAAATGCCTGTACAAGGTGGATTACCTATTGATACGCAAATAACAATCAATGGCACAAAAAGAAATTATAAACTCGTAGTAACAAAAGTTTCTGCAATTCAAAATTTAACAACTCAAAGAGCGTATATCTTAGAAGCAATTTCTGAACTTGCTTTTATATCTCAGTTTGCAAAAATATCAAAGTCATACTCTGGAACTTATGGAGAAATTGCTTTGAAAATATTTAAAGAAACTACTACAGAGAAATTTGGCATTTTTGATGGTTCCTTAGGTAACAAAAATATTGTTATACCTAATTGGAGTCCTATCAAAGCTTTAAAATGGCTGGCATCAAAAGCTCGTGATGAACATAAAGATGTAAGATTTAGATTTTATCAAGATAGTAAAGGTCTTTATAATTTTATGCCAATTGAAAGATCTATTGATCTATATAAAGACAAACCAGCAGATACTTTTACACTCAATCAATCAATACAAAGAAAGCAAAATTCAGCAAATGATATGCCGGATACCGCTAAGGATATGAAAACTATTTTATCAATAGATTACAAAGAAACATTTGACATTACTAGAGCTTTGAGAGATGGGTATCTTTTTGGCAGAAACTACAATATTGATATTGAAAATAAAAATACTGAAATTATAGACTATGATTATTATAAGAATCACGAAAAAGATTCGTATCTAAATGAAGGTTACTTTTATCCATACAACGAGTATAAGCCTGGAATTATTCGCGTAAATACTGATAATGCTGATATTGATATATCACAAATCAAAAGAAGTTCAGTAAATGGTTATAACCAAGCTATTTCTATTAATATTCACGGAAATCAAGATATCGATATTGGTCAAGTGCTGAGTATTAAAATTCCTGAACCAGCTCCTGAAAACAAACAAGGAAATCTTGATAAAGTATGGAGTGGGAAATATTTTGTAGTTGGTAAAAGAGATACTTTTAAAGATAAGCAATTTATGACTTCTCTTGATCTAGTAAAGGATGGCTTATAATGATAGGCGATAAAGGCGATGTAGGTCATGGCCAATTTTATTGGTTTGTAGGCGTAGTAGAAGATAGAAATGATCCTGAAGAAATGGGTCGTGTTAAAGTGCGCATATATGGTTTGCATTCTGATGACAAAACCTTAATTCCTACAGAAAGTTTGCCATGGTCTATGGTCATGATGCCAATAACATCTGCAAGTTTAGGTGGTGTAGGTCAATCAGCTACTGGTATTGTTCAAGGCTCTTGGGTGTTTGGATATTTTCTTGATGCAGAAAGCATGCAAAAGCCTTTTGTTATGGGTACACTTCCATCTAGACCATACATACCAAACTTTGAAAAAGGTTTTAATGATCCTGAGAATATTCATCCTGTACGATATGGTGATGATCAAGTAGATACACCGCATTCAGCAAGACGTGAAGAATACAAAAAGCATATTTCATATCAACTTAAGGATGAACTAAGACAGCTAAATATACCAATTGCAATTGCACCAAAAGTAGATACTGTAGGCCCACCTGAAGCAGATTCTTTCTATGAAAGAACAACTTGGAATATGCCTGAAGTTCAGCAAGGTAAAGAACCAGTATATCCATTCAACAAAGTAACTGAAACTGAAAGTGGTCATGTCCTTGAGGTAGATGATACACCCGGTAATAATAGAATCTCTCAATTTCATGCTAGTGGTTCTAATTGGGAAATTCAAGATAATGGTGATGAAACTATTACAATTGTTGGTGATAAATATAGCGTTGTTTTTGGCAGTGAAAATATATATGTCAAAGGTTCAGTAAACATGACTGTTGAAGGCGATTATAAGCAATTAGTAAAAGGTAATTACTTTCTCGAAGTAGAGGGTGATAAACACGAAAAGATATTGGGCAATCGTCAAACCAAAATTAAATTTAATGATTTGTTAGAAGTAGGTCAAGACGTTTCTACAAATATTACCAACAATAAGAATTTGCGGGTAGGAGTTGCTGAAATTAGATCTGTAGAGGGTGATAGAACCACAACTATCGGAGCTAATGAAAACCTTATCATCAAAGATGATCTTTTAATAAGTGCAACTGGTGAAACAACTATATTTAGCGGCAAGAAGATGAATGTATCTTCTTTGAAAGATATGAAAATTTCTGTAAGTGGTAATCAAACTATAAAAGCTGATCTGACAACTATTCAAAATCCTACAGATATTGTAGGAGATACAAATATTACTGGAAATGCTACAGTTTCTGGTACCACAACTTCAACTGGTGAAGTAACTGGTAATGGTATAGCATTGTCATCGCATACACACACAGATTCTGCCGGCTTGGGTGCTGGTACAACAACGCCGCCAAACTAGGAGATATAGATGACTATCGATGCTAAAATTAATAATGCCGGTGATGAAGTAATCTTTACGGATACTAATGGCGATTCTGAAATTTTAAACATTACTAGTGGTGGAATCATTTCTACGCCTCAACAACCCCTTGCAATGTGCTGGAATCCGACTAGTATTAGCCCTGCCGTAACTGGCGATTCCATTGCTTTCGCAAATCAATCTAGTTTCAATCGTGGAATAACGTATGACTCAGATACTTTTACATTTACTCAAAAGGGTGTTTATTCAGTTAGTTACACTATTTCAGGTTCTCAAAGCGCTGGCATTTCAGTGAACGATGGAATTGCTTTTCCATTACATTTGAATGATTCTATTTATGAGGATGAAAGCTTATATGGGTATACATCAACTGGTACAGTGAGCGGCGAAGAATATCATTATACTATTTCAAATGTTTTAATTGATATTAGTGTTGGTGATACATTGCGTTTAAAAGCAGCAAATGTAGATACTTCGGCTTTTAGCATTGACAATGGAAATATTAGCATAGTGAAAGTAGCATAATGGCAAAGTGTGGAGAAAATAAAGGTATTGAAGCTCTTACTAGTTTAGGAGATTCAATCAAAGCAGCAGCAGACAGCGGAGCAGCTGGACTAGATGCTCTTGCAGCAAGTGCAGATCAAGCGCTTGCTGATTTCGAAAATGCAGTAGCTTCAAAAATTCCAAAAATTAGCTTACAAGATGAATTAAGAAAACTTCAATCAATGGGTCAAGGTCCAAAACTTGAAGCAGCTAAATTAGCTTTGAAAGAGAAATTTGGTGCGCTTGGCGACAAGATTGATAGTATAGTAGATTCAGCGGTACCAAGTCTACCTGATTTTAGTTTTGATATAGACTTTCCTGATTTACCAGACTTTTTTAAGAACAAGCCTGATGTTTGTGAAATAGAAAATTTAGAACTTGATCCTGATGGCAACATTGAAAAATTAGCAAAACCCGCCACTACGCCATCTGTTGCTCCTACTCAAGATGAACCTGATGAAACAGAAGTAAAAGCGCCAGAACCGGAACAGTCTGAAAAACCTTCAATAACAACTTATACAGAAGCTCTACAGGCAAGGACTAGTGATCACACCGCTGGTGCACAAAGAACTAATCAATGGAAATTTGATAATACTGGTGATAGTATTAGAGAAATAGAACAGACTGATGCATGGAAAGATTTAGTAAAAACAACAAGAGCATTAAAAATGTCTATTAGAAAATACATTTTAAACTCTCAAGAATTTAAAAAATCTAAATCTCGTTTTAAGGAAGAGCAACTTAACGCGTATCTCGAAATTCAAAATTTAAAACGCACAGCACAAAATCTTAATAATGAGTGGTGCAATGTTTACACCATTATCAAAACAGCAGAACAAAGATCAAAACAGCCAGATTCTTTTTATGATGAAAATACCTTAAATTCACCATTACAAAAGTATTGGAAGTTTGCAAAAGAGCATCCTAAATCTGAATCAGTTACTGAGTGGTTAAAAGATGTCATTGCTATTCATAAATCAAAACCATATTACAAAATAATCGGCACAAAAGAAGGTACTTGGCAAGATCTATAAATAAAGTAGGAGTATATAATGAGACTTTCAAAAAACTTTACATTGCAAGAATTTATCAAATCACAAACTGCCCTTAGACAAGGAATTGATAACACACCATCTCCAGAACATCTAGATGCTGCAAAGCTCTTGTTTGAAACTGTAGTACAACCAGTACGAGATAAGTTTGGTGTTACCACAATTAATTCAGGATATCGTGGACCAGAATTAAATGAAGCTGTCGGCGGTTCTTCCAGATCACAACACTGTAAAGGTGAAGCAGTAGATATTGAATGTCCTGGAACTTCTAATTATGAAGTTGCTAAGTTCATAGAAGAAAACCTTGATTTTGATCAGCTAATTTTAGAATTTTATACTCCAGGAATACCAGATTCAGGTTGGGTACATGTATCAGTAGCTAATGCAGAAAATCGCAAATCAGTATTAACTGCCATGAAAGAAGATGGAAAGACAGTTTACAAAACTGGTCTTATTGAATAAGGATCTATTATGTTAAGTGGAATTTTAGGTAGTGCATTAGGTTTTGGTGGTTCAATCGTTCCAGCCATTACTGATCACTTCAAAGCAAAAAATGAACAAAAGTTTGAACTCAAAAAGATGGAAAAGATGGCAGAGCTAAGAGCTGCTGGATTTGACCAAGAGTATCGGATGTATGAAACTAAAGCAGATGATGCAGAACATTCACGATTAGTGCAACACGATATTAGCATTAATCAAGGAACTGGATTTGTCGCAAGCTTACAAAAATCAGTAAGACCAGTAATCACTTATTGTTTTTTCGGATTGTTTGTAGTTATTGAAGTAACTCTTTTAAGAGAAGCATTAGGTCAAGGCAAATCGATTTCAGAATCTCTTAATGTTCTTTGGGATGAAGATACAAAAGCAATATTTGCGGCTATCATCTCATTTTGGTTCGGTTCAAGAGCAATAGACAAAGGTCGCAAAAAGTAAAAAAGGATTTATATTATGAAAATTTCAGTACAAGATATGATAGACATCGTCAAAGTAATTGATGCTTGTTCAGAGCGTGGAGCTTTTACAGGAGAAGAACTTTTACCTGTTGGTTCTTTACGAATGAAAATAGTTAAGTTTGTTGAACATGCAACAAATCAAGCAGAGGAAAAGTCTAATGAAGCAACTGGAGCTCAACCTGAATAACGATATATGTAAATGTAAAACTTGTAAGTGTGATAAGTCTGAAGATCAATCACCGCGTGCACCGATTCATGAAGAGATTAGTATTCATACAACAGAGATACCGAAGCAGCTAGTTAAGTAGTGAATCCATGAGCACTGAAGACTTCAGTGCCAGATAAGTTTTGAATTACAAAATTATTAGTGCCTGTATAGGTACTCGAACCAAAGTTAAGATTTGTAACATTTGCTGTCGTAGCTGTTACAGTTCCAGCAGTTAAAGCTCCAGAAAATGTTGCAGCAGTACCACTAATTCTTCTACCAAACGATGTTGTACTATTTACTGTGACTGGACCATCAAAAACAGTACCATTGCGCAAGTAAGCTCTACCTTTGATATCAAGAGTACCAAATACTTCCCACTTATCATCAGAATCATAACCAAATGTTAAAGTTTCAGCAACATCTGAGTCAACACCAAAGTTAACTACTCCAGCATCAATCGTTAAAGTTCCTGTTGAACTAGAAAAAGTAATATCATTATTGAATGTTGCGGCTGAATTTACAATAAAAAAATCATCAGGATGATCACCATCAATTTCAACACTTTTGAAATTAATAGCTTCGTTTAGATTTAGTTCTACAATTTCACCATCTTCATTAGTTTTGATCTGATGAACCAAATCTGCGTGAAGACGGGCTTTTGATTTTTGACGTGCCATACTCTATTTAATTCCTTATATCGAAGAACTGAGTTGCCAAACCATTTGGTAACAAAATATCTGAATCATATGTTCCAGTTACACCGCAAATTGTAAGATTCTTTGCAGCGTTAAAAACAATTTCTTGACTTCCTAAAAAGAGACCATGCCCGGAAGTAGAATCTCCGAAATGCTCATTATCTCCTTCAGCATCTCCGCCTCTTAAATTAATTACATTCAGCGTAGTACCTGTAATTTCACTATCAAATACACTTCCACCACTTAAATCAGAGTCGATAGAAATTGCAGCGTTAAAGGCAACTTCATTATTAAAAGGCGTATTTAAAGAGTCAGCTGAAATAAAAACTTCTGAAAGAGGTCTAAAATAGACAGCACCATGAATATCAGTAGTGCCATCTATAATCATAGTGGTATCTGAATCTTCTGATACAGATGATCCAAAATTAAATTTTGTAGATGATCCATTATCAGCACCAATTTTTACCGTTGGATATTCAACATCAAAAATATTATTCTGATCAAAGTTAAAATTAACAGTACCATTAAATGTGGTAGGTACAGAAGATGTAAATGCTCCACCTGAATCAACTTGTAGTTTATGTAACTTTGTAGAAAAAGGATGGGTCTCATAATCAAATTTCATTACAATAGAATCACTATCATTTGTAATGAAAAATGTTCTAATCATTTTTGAAGCTTTACGAGCGTAAGTCTTGCCAATAGATCTTTGAGGTGGGGTGCGTAATGCCATTAGAAGTTAAAAAGGCGTGGAGGGTTTTTCAAAGCGTTGAATTTTCCAGCTAATGCATATCTAATATATCCACTAGTGCCACCGCCACCTCTTACAATGCCTTGTCCTGTGTTTGAAGTGCAAAGAGCATAACACGTAGGATTTCTGTTTATGATTCCACCACCCCAATTATTTCCGCCTTCACCAATAATAGTTCCATCAACTATAATCTTGATAAAAGCTATATTAGGAAGTTTAGGAATATCAAGAGCATAATTACCAAAAGTGCTTGTAATATTAATTCCTTCAGGAACTTCAACAACAATTGATGTAACACTTTCGCTATCAGCAAATGTGAGTTTGTGATTTACGTAGTCTGAATCGAGTTTGATGTAGAGTGTGTTATGTACATGCATATCATTAGTTCGTCGCAGCTTCTGAATAGAACCATTTAACACCATCAAAAGTTCCAGAAGCCATCTTTGTGGCTCCACCTAATGAAATACCTTTAGAGCTATCACCCCAATCGATATTGTTAATAGTTCCATTAGTAACGATACTAATTTGTGATCCTTTTGCAAATCCATCAGTTGGAACAGTGATTGTTCCTGTACCATTGTGGATTACAGTTGTTACAAAGCTCTGAGCTACTACTGAACCCGTGCCAGTTAAATCTTGGACACTACCAAAAGAACCTTGTACATCTACATTTCCAGAAAATGTTCCATCGACTCCATTTAAACTACTCGTAAAATCAGCAGTTTCTGTAGTTAATCCTTTAGATTTGATACTAGTAATATTACCATATCTGTCTTGCTGAATTCTACTGCCTAGTTCGGCAAGTCTTCTTGTCTTCGATTTCATTTCATATTCTCCTGAATATATTTATTAGCCAACTTCACGTTTTAACCATAACTGTACATTAACTTGAATTGGGTCGATTGGGTTAGAGTTAGCATCCCATGTTCTTACTCGAATAGCTCTGCCGTTTGGATTTGCAATTAGTGGTTGTCCACCAAATACATCTATTGTTAATCCTGTATCACTATCAGGTGCTGGACCAGGTGCACTATATAACTCACTAGCGTTTGATTGAGCATCAACCGATGCAAAGATTGGTTGTCCTTGTGGTGCACAAACTGAAACAGACAAAGACATAAATGCTCCACTACTTTGCGTAACTGGAACTACATCTGAATCAAGCAAGAAGTAATAAATGCCTTCAGCATGTCTTGAATATTTCAGCTGATCACTGTCAAAACCATAAGTAGCACGTTCAATAATCTTGTTAGGATTTGGACCAGTATCTGAGTCAAATGTAACTCTCAACCAAGCAGCTGTTTGAGGTGATTCAGCAATTGTGTTAGAGAACTGATGGGTCCATTGAGAGCCATCAAATACCAGAGCTTCACCAACATTTGTAGTTAATGCAGAATCTACTTGTCTATCGACATTTGATAAGCCACCAATCGTTCCAGCACCAGCAGTTGGACCGCTGAATGAGTATATTGATACAAAGTCATCGCTATCAAGTTTACCAGGAAACACAATATCATCATTTCTAATTTGATATGTTAGCACTGGAACATTAGTCTGAATTCTACCATTAATAAACACCAAGCTGTTCAAAGCATCGTTTGAGTTTTGGGTAATTTCAGCAATTCTTACGACACCCGTTGTAATACCAGGATGATTATCAGAATCTACTCTAAATGTATGTTCTACAGTCTCAAAGTTTTGCGATGCAAGATTACCAACGTTTCTAACCCAAAGAGCTGTTAAAACATCAGAATCTAATACAAAATTATCAGAATCAAATGCAATCATTCTAGATGCAGAATACTTGGCAATTTGATCAGAATCAGAATCGTAATAGTAAAAATCACCATTTCTTTGATTTAGATTTATACCATTTAAGAAAATCAGAGGACTACCACCAACACGAGCAATAACCATTTCAGAATCATCATAGATATCTGAGTCGATCATTCTAAATGTTTGATGAGTGTGCTTCGCTGCTGGACCAACAGTATCTAACCAAGTTCCAGCATCGCTATCCCAATAATTTCGTGCTTGTCTCATTACTTTAAAGTCATCATCAGCAAATTTAAAGTTTTTATAGAAGTGAGCAATAGTTTCATCAATTGGCGATATCACAATAACTTCATCACCATGACGTAAAGTGCTAACATCTTGATAAAACGTAATAGCGTCAGACGGACCAGAAACAATTTGATCTACGTCTTGAGTAGTTACATTTTGCAAAATTGTATATTCAACTGATAAATATTTGTCGCTATCAGAATCTTGTGTGTTAGTTGGAGCATCACCATAAGATTCACTGTCAACTAAAGGTCCTACACCATTGATAAACACGATTGCATTCGCGTTTGAAATTTCTTTTGAAAAGCCAATGGTCGTATCTTGACCATCGGTAATTGCTGCTGCAGCAATTACAGCTTCTTGAAAGTCAACAGTGAAAGATCCCTCAGCTGCAGGATCTTGTGATTCCCAAGCATCACCATTCCATCTAAGATATTGACCAACAACTGGAGCTTTATCATTGTTGACGTCATGCATATGAGCAATTGCGAATTCATTTAAGAGACGCCTAGTAATAGGATTGTATCTATTAGATGTGTAGTCTACACCTTCTTTACCATGTCCAATAAGCGTATCGATAACTAGATTAGCAAAGTCACTATCAAAGTGCTTACCAGTACGAATTTCATAATCTTTTGAAGTATTATATGCACGCTCTCTATCAGAATCTTTTTGAGTAGAATTTAGTTTCAGACTACCTTTTAAATCAAGATCGTGACGTATACGAACTACAGGGTTAGCAGTATCTACATCTACAACAAATACTTCTGAGTCTTTACCACCAGCATAATTTGCATCATCTCTTTTTACGACAATTTTCTTAAAAACTGATAATACAAAATCAGAGTCAATTCTTGATTGGTCAGTACCGTCAATGGTAAAACCTCTATTTAGTTTTGATATATCGCGCGACTTAGACATATATTATTTATCCTAACTGTCAGATGTTGTTATGTATTCAACAGTTAAAAGTTCACCAATTTGTAAATTGGAACTAAAATTAACTGTTATGAAAGGGTTTGAATCATCAGAAGATACTATCACTGATGAAACATCTGTTGAGTGATTTACAACAGCTGTACCCGCTTTATTGTATGAAAGATTCTGCGACATTTTTACGCCGTTAATGTAAACCTTCACGTTGATATTTGAATTTGGTAGATTAAATCCATCTGGAACAATAAAGGTGAAAGATGCATAAGAAGCTTCTGAATCATTAACAATATGTTCATGAGTAATTGTATTGCGATTAGTATTCAAAGATGTTTTTAAATCTTCTCTAATATCAGAATCTGCTTTAATTGTATCTACAACATCTCGTGTTACTGTATTTTGCAAGTCTGAATCAAAATCAAAAGCTTCAAGAACCATTTTAGCTATTGTGTGCTGATTATCTGAATCGCTATCAATAGAGTTTAGAACTAAATTAGTTACACGTTTTGTACTATCAGAATCATCTTCGATACGTGTTAGAATTAAGCTAGTTAAAGCTAGAGCATCTGAATCTACATTTTCAAGATAGCGATACATAGTATTCCAAAGTTTACTACGATGCAGTAATCTATCACTATCAGTTTCAGAAGTACCTCTAGATAAATACGCTTCAATTAGAGTTTGTTCAAAGAAACGTTTATTGATTGACTTAAATCTTTCCTTAAAACCAGGATGATAATTAAAGTAATTTGTTTGACCTTTACCTAAAGGATCACGTTGACCTCTAAATGCAGAACCAGTAAGAAGGTCCATTTTTTCAGAATCAACAGCACTAACGTGCGCAGCAATTAGGTTAAAGAATTGTTCATTTCTAAATGTCAATAGAGAAATATAATCTGAATCTTTAATGTTTTTCGCATCACCAAAACCGTGATTTACATGAGTTCTATAATCTAAAGAGTAACCTTCGCTATCAGAAGCTGTAAGGTTTCCACTTCCATCAGAATCACGCTCAATCCAATCAAATCTTAAATACCTTGGTATAGCAGAATTGTAAGTTTGGAATTGCAAAATACCATTTGCAGCAGATGCTTCATTTAATAAACCAGCTAATTTCGTAACAAGAGTGTTATTACCAAAATTGTAACTAAAGCCACCTCTATACTCGCTATCATATTGAATAGCATCGATGACAGCAGCACCTAGTCTTCTTCTATTATTCCATTTAATTCCTCGACCATCACTTGGTCCAGTCAGCAAATCGTCATCAGAGTCATTTGGAATCAAACCATAAGAATTGAAGTAATTAAAAATACTAGTATTTGTATCTGTAGAAACTGAGTCAATAAGTCTTGAGAAGATATCGTTGTTAGCTGCAAAATCTGAGTCTAGACCTTTTGCTACGGCTTTTACTAGTTTCTTTCTACCTTCACTATCATCAGACATCGCATTGATAGCTTTTACTATAGATCTACTTTCAGCAGTATCAAATTTAAGCCAATCTGTAAGGTGAGCTTTTAGAAGTAATTGAAAAGCTGTGTGACGAACAGTATTATCCGAATCGATTGTAGCAATTACATAAGGAGCACCAGCAAAAGAATCACCAGCAACATATGCGGAATTATTTTGTGTTCCTAAAAATTCTCTTAATCTTGTCCAGGTACCTTCACTGTCAGAAGAAGTCCAACCTACATTTAGGTTGTTTCTATTCCATGCAGCTGGAGCACCATATTTTTCTGAATCAAAGTAATTGTATTGAACTTCTGCTTTATCACTATCAACATTGCGCTGTAGATAATAAGAGTAGAGTTTGGCATCAGAAGCTATTCTTTTGTCAGATTGACCAGTATAGTTTCTTCTGTCTAAGAGTTTCTTGATACGTGCACGTGAAGTACGTATGCCATTGGCATCAATTTCAAAATTGCCAATATCTGAGTCGTTAATAGCCATCAATTACCTTTGTGTATACTGATTATTTATTTCTAAAAATCGTTATAATCTGGTATAAGTAATAAGATATGAAATTATTAGATAGCATGCTCGCAACTGTCATTTCTCTCTCAGGAATGAATGAAGTTCCACACAAAACTGAAACTGCAGAAGAAAAGTTAGAAATTACTTTAAATCTTGATCCGCAAACGTTTTGTATGGCTCAAAACATTTATATGGAATCAAGAAATGAATCAACTGCAGGCAAAGTAGCGGTTGGTAACGTTACAATGAATAGGTTAAAGTCAAAAGATTTTCCTGATACTATTTGTGAAGTAGTATATGAAGGACCTCATTACGAAAGTAAGTTGACAGGAAAATTATATGCATACAAAAATCGTTGCCAATTTAGTTGGTACTGCGATGGTCAACCTGACGTAATCAAATCTAAAAAAGTTTTTTGGGAAATTTACGAGCTATCAAAACAAATTGTTGCAAAATCAGATTCAATAATTGATATGACTGATGGTGCTCTTTTTTATCATGCAGATTATGTAACACCCACATGGTCCTTTCAATTTAAAAAGAAAGTAGTAATTGATAGGCATATTTTCTATCATCCCTAATATTGCGACCGCTATAATAAATAACTTATGGCGAGACAACCCTCCTTTCAAAGAAAAAATATTTACAAAGACTTTGACCTGAGCTTTACAAGAAATGCTCTAACTGGTGATATTGGTGTAAAAACAGATGCAGCAGCTATTAATCAGTCTTTGAAAACTTTAATTCTTACAAACTTTTTCGAAAGGCCGTTTCAGCCTGATGTAGGTTCAAATGCGAGAGCACTTCTCTTTGAACCTGCTGATCCATTGACGATTGCGGATTTAAAAAACATCATTGAGATGACAATTGCTAATTACGAACCAAGAGTTAACGTATTGGATGTAATTGTTCAAGATAATTCTGATGCAAATGCATATGCAATTTCGATTAGATATAGTATGAATGACGTCAAAGAAATAGCTGACGCAAATATTGTTCTTGAAAGACTAAGGTAAATAAAAATGGCTGATAACAGACCTGTAATCGCAAACCTAGATTTTGATGATATTAAATCTGATCTAGTAAGATATTTTAAAAATAGACCAGAATTCCAAGATTATGAATTCACTGGATCAAGTTTAAATTTGTTGATGGATGTTCTTGCTTACAACACCCACTATAATAATCTTACAGCAAATTTCTTGGTAAATGAGATGTTCCTTGATAGCGCATTGCTTCGAAAAAATGTAGTATCAATTGCAAGAATGCTGAACTACACACCACGCAGTGCAACTTCTGCTACTTCTACTCTTAGTTTGTCAGTTCAAAAAGCTTCTTCTAACTTTGTTACGATTCCAGCATATTCTACATTTACGGCATCTTCTGGAACTACAACATTTAGATTCTTTCCTTTAGATAGTAACACTCTTCAGTTTGATGATACTGATCCAGTAGGAACTGAAAAGACTATTAAAGTTTCAGTTTATGAAGGCACGCCAATTACTCAGAGATTTATTGTAGATAATGTTAGAGAAGAATTTCCTGTATTTGAAATCAATAATGCAAATGTAGATACTAGCACACTTACTGTTCTTGTAAATCCTCAAGAAGACACTTTTACGAGTGGATCTGCTAGTACTTATTCAAACGCTGTAAAGTATACACAAGTAAGCCCATCAGAACAAGGCATCACATCGATAAACGATGAGAGTACTATCTACTTTTTAGAAGAAGTTAGTGATGGAAACTACAGACTGAGATTTGGTAATGGCGTTATTGGTAAGAAACTACAAGTTGGTGAAGAGATTTTGGTTTCGTATCTTGTAACAAGTGGTTCAGCCGCAAACGGTGTCGCACCTACTACTGGTGATTTCACTATTGCTTCTTCAACCATTGCTGAAGGTGGATCTGAACCTGAATCTATTAGAGAAATTAAAGATAACGCTCCAAATTGGTTTCAATCGCAGTTTAGAGCTGTTACAGAAAAAGATTATGAAACTATTTTAAAACAAAACTATTCAGATATTCAGACAATCAGTGTTTATGGTGGAGAAAAAGTTGGAAAACCAGGCAAGGTTTTCTTTTCAATTAAACCTAAAAATGCAGATAAACTAACAGAACAAGCAAAGTTGACCATTACCCGAGATATTTTATCTAAGTTTAATCTCGTTACAGTTAGACCTGAAATTGTTGATCCAAATATTATTAAGGTTATTGCTAAAACTGTAATTCAATATGATCCATCTAATTTGAATGGCACACCTGAAAATTTAGTAGCTCAAGTTAACGCACTTTATAACACATTGAATACTACTTACATCGGCGATTTCTTAAAAAGTTTTCAAGTTTCCAAACTAACTACTGAAATTTTAAATCTTGACACTGCTATCACTTCAGCAAACCCAAGAATTAATTTAAGATTTGATGTAGTTGCTAAAGATGGAATTTTAGATGTTCCAGAATTTTCTTTTGGTAATAGATTACACGAAGTAACTTATGCTGGAGAAGCTTCTCAAGGTGCAGTACTTGCAAGCACTTTATTTAAGAGACAGGGTAGAGCTAATCAATCTCAATTATTAGATGATGGTAGAGGTACTTTGCTTTTAGTTGATATAGTTGAAGGTGATAAAATTGTAGTAAATTCAAGTGCAGGATCTATTAACTACACTACTGGTGAAGTTGAAATCAGTGACTTTGACCCGCAAGATGGTAAAATTGGTATTATAGTAATTCCAGAGTCTTTTGATGTAGAAGCAAAAGATAACTATTTACTTCAAATGTCTATTGGTGATTCTACAGCAAGAGCAATTAGCCAAGATGATAAAGAAGCCTTGGCAACATATAACGTAAGTAGAGCTAAATAATAATGGCAAAAAATATACTTCCATTAGTCAAGGATTTACTTCCTGACTTTATTCGTTCAGATCATCCGATGTTTCAAACATTCTTTGAAGCGTATTACGAATATTTGGAAGCTTCCAGTGATAGTGATTCATCTAGTGTAAAAAACAGATATAAAAGAAATCCAAATGCTGGTACTCTTATTGCTGAAGCTGAAAAACACATCGATGTTTACACAACACTAGATGATTTTGTAGTTCACTTTCAAAGACAGTTAATTCCAATTGATATTGCTGGTAATGCTGTAACAGATGCATTTTTGCTAAATAAGGTAAGAGATATTTACCTGTCAAAAGGTACACCTAAATCTTATGAATTGCTTTTTGCTTTATTGTATGGCGAAAAAATTGATGTCTTTGAACCTAAAGATCAAATTATTCAAGCTTCCGAAGGATTGTATGTTAACTTTGCGCAAATCAAAGTTTCAATCACCAATAACGCTGAAAAACTAGAAGATTTTACGTATGAACTTGCTACAATTAGACTAGATTCTGATGCTGTTGATAGTGAAGGTTCTCAATCGCTTGTTGTTGTTGATGGTACTTATGAAGGTGTTATTAGAAGAACAAATTTTTCTGGATCTGAAAACGAATTTCAACCAGTTTTAACTTTAATTCTAAGTCAATTGCCTGATTCTACAACAATTATGAATAGTCTTTCAAGAGGTTCTGAATATATCTTAAGAGATCCTATTGACAATACAAAAAATGTAGGCATAAAAATTCTTAGTCACGTAAGTTCTATGGAGGTTGTAGGTAAATCTTCAGGAATGAGAGTTGGAGATTTAATCTCAGTTACTGATGACAAAGAAGATATTAATGTATCTGTTGACCAAATTTCTACTGGTGCTATCGAAAGAATCTTTATTAGAAATAGAGGTCTTAATTACCGCGTAAATGATACAATTGAATTCATAAATGAAGATTCCAGACTTGGTGCTGGAGCTATTGCTGTTATTACTGCAGTAGATTTACAAGGTGCTATTACTCAAATTGATGGTGTTAATGCTAGAACTGGTGCAAATAACAATGGTTATTTATCAGATGATTTTGTAGATACTTCTATTCCAATTAACCAAGGTGGAGCATATACTACTGTACCTCAAGCATTTGTTAGAACTGCTACTGGTTCTGGTGCTAGTGTTGCTGGTTGGTCTGAAAGTGTTGGCGCAATTCAAAATCTATCAATTACAAATTCAGGCTTTTTTGATTCAGATGAATTAGGTGTTCCACAAATCTTTGCACCTATCTCTTTTGATATTGCTCAAAATGAAGACATCACCGTTGGTTCAATTGTTGAGTTTCAGTACTTTGAACCTGATGCTCAAACGCAAAGTTTCGAAAATGATAGTGAACTAGTAAAAATTAAATTTTTCTATGATAGTGATTATGCCTTTGGCAATTCAGGTTCTAGAACAACAATTGGTAACATTCAATTACCTGTTAAATGGGATTCGGAAAACTTTCAATTCCAATTTAAAACTTTTTCAGATTCTGATATTGATGGTCTAGATACTGAATCTAGAAATCCGATTATTATTCAAAGATATTTGGCTGATTCAGATTTTGTTAATAATCTTGGGGCTGGAGCAGTAGTTACAGTCGATTCTGATAGTGATTTAACTGGTCTTAAAAAACATTATGTATTTACTGTTACTATTGATCAGCCAAGTCTTTATAGATTAGATGATTTTCACTTTGATCAGTTAGGATTAAAATCTTTTAATGATTCAGATCTTTCAGTTCAGTATAGCACTGAAGTTATTGTTTCGCCTAGAGAAGCAGATTCAGAAAATGCTGGTAATTATAGCATTGGTAAGTTTACTGGAACAGGATATGGCGGTGTAATTAGTTCTAAATCTGCTGATTCAAGATCTTACACTATCTCGCGCGTTCAAAATGCTAAATCCAATGGATCAAGTGGTGATAGTGATTTACTTTTTCCAAATATTTCTGATATCTCATTCTATGATAATAAACAATTTTCTATCCTTAGAATAGCAAGAATTAGTCCTGAAAATGGTCAAGTTCTAACTCCAGAAACTTTTCCAATATCTAACGTTGTAACAAGATATTCTTCGCCAGAGCTGAAAACGACATTCAATACAGTTTCTCTTACACAAAAAAGATATCTAGATGAATCTGGTTTTTTAAGTTCTGTTTCTGGTGGAGTAATTAGAGACAACTTTACAATTTCTGAATTTTCTTACATTATTCAGTCTAGCTTGCCAATTAAAGATTGGAAAGGTAAAGTAAAAACTACACTTCATCCGGCTGGTTTACAGTTGTTTGGAGAGTTAAATGTTAACTCTAATCAAAATATCAGTTTGTCAACTGATGTAGTACAAGGTCAAACTGATATTGAAGAACTATCATTTACCTTTGATGCTGATGATGATTTTTACGATGATGCATCACGACTTGGACAAGTTGTACTTTCTGATAGTGTTACATTTGAATCAAATCCATACAATTTAGTTTCTTTAACTAATGACGCAACAGGTACTCTTTTGACTGCTGACTACACAAGACAAGCTGCTAGCAGTGTAGAGATTGGTCAACATGGTAATGCTTGGTTTGATTATGAGCCAGTTGGTTTGATACATAGTGAATGGACAGTATTCGATAGTGAAGGTCATTATAGTGATATTGTAAATAACTTTGATAGTGATTCAGAATACGACAATTACACTATGTATTTTTATAGAAATTCAAAAGACAACCAAGCAAATTCTAATGGTTGGGCTTTAAGATCTGGAATTGATTCTGATTTCTTTATGCGGTCGATTTCAACTCAAAGCTATGATACTGATCCAACTTATATTTCAACAAATTCTAAAACTTATTATAAGCCAAGTCTTTATAGCACAAGCCGTTATGAAAATAGAAATGCAATTGTTCTTGTAAAAACTGCATATGAAGATTTAAGTTTTATTAGAGCATACGATTCTGATCTTACTAACGAAACTTTTATTAGATGGGATGCTGTTAAGAATCCATTTAGTAAAGTAAAATATGATAAAGTCAAAGATAGCGATAGTGATTCTATTACTTTTGATTCAGCTAAAAATAGAAAAGTTGAATTGCAGCAGAAAAAAGCTAAAGAACTAAATGAAGCTCTTTATCTTGAAAAAAGACTGTCGTTTATAGATGGTCGTGAAACACTTTATGATCTTGAAGCTTACGAAGCAAAGTATAATAATTTTAATAGTAATCGAGATTCAGACATTTCTACAGGTTGGCAAATTGTAGGCGACTATGCTTCTAGAATGAATATTTCTAATGATTATTCTGATTCAGATTATGATTCGGACAAGTTAGCTCCTGAATCTAGAATTCGTAATAAGTATAGATTAGATGAACAAAGAAGAGTTACAAAATTTGTAACTAGAAAAGCACCTCATTCTAAGAAAGCTTTTGGCATTTATGGTGATTCAGAAAACACCACTTCTATGCCAGTAATTCAGCCATATTACCTGACTGGAATAAATACTACAGTTCAAATCTTAGATAGTGACTCTGTGATTCGGTATCCTTTGGATAAGAAGAGAAAATAATTAATGTCTATTGGTAAATTTACAACATCTATAAAATCCGCACTTTCAGGCGGCATCCGTGATTTAATTCGTGATACGACAAACGATGATACTTTTTACATCTATGTAGCGTATTCAGATCAAACCGCATATCCATTTGCTGATAGTGATTTGTCTGAAGAAATTACTGATTCAGATCTTGTGCAAGTATATAGAAATATTGTTACTATGCACCGTGTTTTACCTGGTGGCGTATCAAGAGTTATACCAAGAAAGAATTGGTCTAAGAATAAAAAGTATATTGGTTGGTATGATACTGTAACTACTGATAGCGACTTCTATGTATTGTCAACTGAAGTTGTTCAGGGTGTACCACGTCAAAATGTTTATAAATGTTTATTCGCGCCAAACGCTGTTTCTACTGTTCCACCAACTGGTATTTCTTCCACTGCTTTCAAAACAGTTGATAATCACTGGTGGCAGTATATGTACACTATTACAAATTCAGAATCGATTCTTTTCTTGAATAATACATATATGCCTGTTCCAGAAAAAATTACTACTACTGATGCTCAAAGCACAACAAGTGGTACGGCAAAATACGATCAACTCCAAGCTCAAAATAGTGCTGTTGTAGGCGGAGTTTGGAATATTAGAATTAACCCTGTTGCAAATGATTCAGATATTAGAAACTTTACTAATAAGACTTCTATACCGCTTCGTTTAAGAGATGGTACTGGAAGTAGCGTTACACAAGAATTTTTAGGAACTGCGACTAGAAATAATGATAGCGATTTAAAATGGCAGTTTCAAGTAGATCAACCAGGTAAGGGTTACACAGCTATTCCTGTAGCTTATGATGACTCTGATTCAGATCAAACAGCATACACAATATTCAAAGCTGATATCGCTCCTAGTGAAGGTCATGCTAGTAATGCTCCTGATGAACTTAAAGCATTTAATGTAATGCTTACATCAAGAGCTATTCCTGAGTCTGGTGATTTTAAAAACATTGCTCAAAATGATTTCTCAATGATTGGTGTTATTAAAAATCCTGTAGATAAAAACACACAAAAAATTGCTTCTGAAGAATATTACACTATTGCTAATAAAGTGACTTTAAATAGTCAATCACTTTTTGATGACAATAGTATTTTCTATAAGTCAGGCGATAGTGACTTTGCTGGAAAACCAGTAGCTTCTTCAGGTAATACTCTTTACTATTTAAATGTAGGTAAACTAGAGAAAAACTTTAACGATAGTGACTTATTGACAAGCACGAGTCACGATAATACGATTTCAAAGAAATTTGCACAAGAAATAAGATTTAACAGTGGTCAAGTTCTTACTGTTGATTATTTAGAAAATGCTTTATCAAGAGATGATGATCAGATTGAATCTTTGAATATCATCCTAAAATTCTAAATAAATATAAAAAATATAAAGATGGATAACAATGGCAACTATTAACCTAAATGTAGCTCCCTACTTCGATGATTATGATGAAGCAAAAGACTATTTAAGAGTCTTATTTCGTCCAGGATTTGCTGTACAAGCAAGAGAATTAACTCAACTACAAACTCTCTTACAAAAGCAAGTTACTAGATTTGGTAACCATGTATTCAAAGATGGATCGCAAGTTACTGATGGTAACATTGCTTTGAATTTTGATGCTTATGCAATGACTCTAGTATCTGGAACTGGAAACGTAAACTTCCCTCTTTCAGACTCTATTACTGGTTCAATTGAAGGTGCGTTAGAAGACTTTTCAGAAATGATTGTTTCTAATGCTGCTGGTGATGTGAAGGCGAAAGTATTTAGAACACCTAAAGGTATTACAGGAACAGCAAAAGCTGGTAGAATTTATCTTTCTTATATTTCCAAAAAGAGATTTACTGATTCAGATCAGGGTTTTGTCTATGCACGAAACGAAGATAATCCAGCTCTTACGCAAACATATGTAAATGTATTTAGTTCTGTGACTGATGCTACTATGGCAATTGTTCAAGATGGCGTATATTATATTGATGGTTTCTTTTCTAGAATTGCAGAACAAAATGTTGTAATTTCTAACACGAGTCATAAACCAACAGCAGCAATTGGATTTAGTGTTCAATCTCAAGCTATTACAGCTAATGATGATGCAACTTTGTTTGATAATGCTAGAGGATCCACAAATGAAGGTGCACCTGGTGCAAACAGACTTCAGAATTCTCTTTCAGTTGTTATTAAAAATACCCTTGATCAAGGTTCTGATCCACAGTTTTACAAACAAATTGAAGTAGAAAATGGTGTAATCAAAGGTGCTGCTTCGAATCCAAACGGTTCGCCAAATCCAATTTATGCATCTTTAAATGATCAACTTGCTCTTAGAACAAAAGAAGAATCTGGTAGTTATGTTGTAAATCCGTTTACACCAAAAATTGTAGATAACTTAGAAGATTCTGAAACATTTGATCTTGTTCTTTCTGATGGCATTGGTTATGTAAATGGTTACCGTGTTTCATCTCTTACTGATGTACATGTTCCTATTTCTCGACAGCTAAAAACAGATCGTGTAAATAATTTTAAAATTCCAGTTACTGGTGTACCGTACGTAGAAGTAAAATCGGCAAATCATAGAGCTTTGCCTGGTTTTGATGGTGCAGCTGGTAATGGTCCTGACTCTTATCTAAATAGATTAGCTTTAGAAGATTCAGAAAGTAATACAATTGGTTATGCAAGAGCATATGCATTTAGAGATAAAGGTTCTAACAAAGGTGATCTTTATCTACACGATGTTAGAATGTTTATGCATGTGAATCTTTCTGGTGGTGCATCTGACTCGGATATTGCTGCTAGCTTAATTGAAGGTCAAGAAGTTCGTTCTGGTAATTCAAAAGGTTATGTTGTAAAACTAAATGGTACAAACAATGCTGACTCAGATTGGACTACAGCACAATCACCTGAAGGTGCTAAAGTAGCTGGACTATCTAGAAGCAAAGGTTTCTTAGTAGTGAATGCATCAAAAACCTTTGATGCTGGTACTACATTAACTGGTGAAATTGGTGGTATTACATCAGCTGATTCTGAAGTCAAAATTCAAAGCGCATATCAGTTTAAATTCTCTCAAGTAAATAAAATTGTAGGTCTAGCAGCTGGCGATTCAGATGCAGCATTTACAGCAACAGTAGATAGTCCTGATGGAATCACTACACTGAAAAATGTAGGTTCTGCACTCTTTGGTACTACAGATCAAGAGCTTTCATCTGGACGTGGTGAAAGCGTACAACCATATGATAACAACTTTGAAGTTCTCTACAAAAATGCTCCAACAATCGAGTCTGGTGCTGGTGGCCTTGCTGTTACTCCGCAACTAAATGATACGCAGTGGAGTTCAAACAATGGTGGAATGGCTAGAAATGGTCTTTTCGATAGAGCAATTATTGATGATGCTACTGAAATCACGAAAAATCTTAAATTTGCTGCACTAAAAATTAGAAATACTAGCGATATTACAAGATCAAACGTTATTAATACTAGTTGGTCAGCCGTTGATAGAATTATCAATCTTTACTATCCAGATGTTTACAAAGTTTATGGAGTTCGTCAAGGTACAACAAACAATACATGGGGTACTAGCACTACAGTTCCAAATGCTTCATTCTCTAAAATTGATGTTACAATCTCAGGTGGTGGTGCTATTCCAGTAGGTACAATTCTAACTGGTAAGAACAGTGGCACAAAAGCAATTATTGCTTTACAAAATACACCAGATGAAAATGAAGTTTCCAGTTTAGTTTCTCAAACCGGTTATCACAACACAAAAAGTGGTACTGGAGATTCTGGTAAACTTGAAGTTATTTATCTTACAGGTAATGAATTTACTGCTAATGAAATCTTAACTGTAAAAGTCCCAGCAGGAAATGATGCATTTACTCAAAGTGTTACTTATACTGGACTTGATTCAAAAGTACAAGGTTCTGATGTTACAGAAAATTATATCTTTGATAATGGACAAAGATTAAATTCTTACAATGTTTCTTCTATCATTAGAAAACCTGATGTAGCAGCTCCAGCAAATGGTGACTTAGTAGTCTTCTTCTCATACTTTGAAGCAGACGCTAATTCATCGTTCTACTTTAATGTAGATTCCTATAAAGGTGCTGGTTTCTTTGATGTCGATCCAAGATATTTTGATACACCTCAGCCTATTAAAAATAGCGAACCTCTTGCAGGCATTAATTTAAGAAACACAGTAGATTTTAGACTGAGACAAAAGTTAGTAACAACAACTGCTTCTAATCCTCTATCATTTACATTTAGAGAATTTGAAAACACGGGCGTAAGAGTAATACCAGATACTACATTTAGTAGTGACTTTGATATTTTCCGTGGTCAAACAATCAATATTATTCTTACAGAAAAGAATGAGTTTAAAGCTATTCCTGGAAATGCAAGCGTAACAAGTAACGAACCAGAAATTCCTAAAGATTCCATGCTTATATCTACTATGATTGTTCCACCTGCTGTAAGGTATGCAGAGCAAGAAGTGAGTATTGAAAGTAAAGACAATTCAAGATTTACCATGCAAGACATTCTAAAAATTAAGCAACGCGTGGATAGAGTCGAAGATGTTCTTTCTCTATCTTTGCTTGAATCTCAAGCCTTGCATGATAACTCAGATGGTAGAACAAAATCCGGATTTATTGTTGATGATTTTTCTGATGAGAACGCAAGATCAGACTTTGGAGATCCAAACTTTAGAGCATCTATTGATTCGCAACAGAAAACTTTATATCCTCTTTCAGTAGATTCATTCTTTAATGTTCAAAAAGTAGATAATGGTACAAATATTGATGAGTATTACTTGAATCAAACTCCTGGTTATATTGTTAAATCATATGATCAAGAAGAAGTCTTATCTCAAACGTTTGCTTCTGAAACTATTCGAATTAATCCGTATAACACATGGATTTATGCAGGCGATTTAAATTTAGATCCTCCTCAAGATTATTGGAAAGATGATAGTCGTAGAGTAGTTAGTGGTCACGTAGTTGATAGAACATCCTTTGGTGGTGGTATTGAATCTGTTCCAGAATCAGTGTTTAACAATTTGCGCTCTACTTCAACTCAAGTTGCTGGTTCTGCTAAAGAATCTACATCTTATCAGTGGGCTGGAACTACAAAAACTTCAACATCTTATATGTTTAGGTCCCGCGAAGATATTTCAAGAGCTGCTGTTAGAAGAAAATTTGGAGTTGTTAAATTTACAAATTCTCAAGGTAGTCGTCAACGTGTTAAAATCACTCAAAAAATTAGAGCTGGTAAAAAGATTAACACTACAAGAGCTAGCTTTGCTGATGAAAGAACTATCAAAACAGAGTTTAGAACAAAAGAAGTAAGAGCAATTGATGATGCTTTCATGCGTTCAATTACTGTAAAATTTGATGTGCAAGGAATGAGACCAAATGTTCCCTTGAAAGTAGAATTTGATGGTGTTGATGTTACTAGATTTGTACAGCAGACTCCTTTTGATCCAACAGCAACTACAAGAGAATATGGAGCTCTTGGATCTTTGACTTCAGATAATATTGGTGAACTTCGTGGAAGATTTACTATTCCAGCTAATACATTTAAGACTGGTGTGAAAAGATTTATTATTACTGATTTAGATGGAGCAAATACAACTTTTGCAGCCGGCTCATTCACATCAAGAGGATATTTCGATGTAGGTGAAATGGTATCAGTTAGAGCACAGACTATTCGAAACAATGTTACAATTGCTAGAAATTCAACTAATGTTTCCAGAGTAGAAAGCACTACTGCTAAGTATGAAGATCCGATTGCACAAGCATTCACTCTTCCTTTAGATGCTGGTTCTAATCCAAATAACTTTGATCCAAACATAGATGCTCCAAGAAGAACTGGCTCATTCATTACTTCAGTTGATGTATGGCTTGGATTTGTGGATACAAGAGATCTTCAAAATCAAGTACAGTGTCAAATTAGAAACATGATTAACGGTTATCCTGGACCAGAAATTATTGCTAATTCTCGAGTTACAGTGTCTAAATCAAATGAAAACTTAACTACACCAACAGTTGAAACTAACTTTAGATTTGATGCTCCATGCTACATTGAAGCATACAAAGAATATTGTATTGTTCTACTTACTCCTTCTGATAAAACAACTGCATGGACAGCTGTACAAGGTCAAAATGATGTAATCACTGGCGGTAAAATTGATCAACAACCAAACGTTGGTGGTTATTATGGTTCTTTCTTTAAGTCGCAAAACAATTCGACATGGACTGCAGATCAAAATAGAGATATGAAGTTTAAAGTATATAGAGCAAACTTTGGTACTGAAGATGCTAGTATTACGTTTAAAGATACAAATAACTTCTATGCAAATCCAATTGGTCAAACTTATGATGGTCTTGCACTAGAAACATTTGAAAATTCTCACTTTGTAAAAGTATATCACGAAAACCATGGTATGTATGGTCCTAATGATACACACCAAGTAAGAATTCTAGGTGCTCAAGGAAATAATCTTTTCCCATCATCTAATGATTCAGAAGACGCTAGATTTAATTCTGCATCAAACTTAAACGGTATACCAGTTACTTTGATTAACAATGTAGATGGAATATCCAATCTTACAAGTACAGCTTCTGGTAAAACTCACAATGTGAAATATGCTACTAAAGATTCGTACTTTATCGATTTGAGTGAAGCTGATTCAGAACAAAGTTATGTATCTTGGAGAAAAGGTGTTAAAGCTGGTAAAGGTGGTGGTACTAATACAGTAGCTACTTCTAATATTCAGTTTGATAGAGTGAAAACTAACATTTCACCTGTTCTTTTTGATGGAACTAATGCTACTTCAGAAATTAAAACAACAAGTGGTTCTATTGTAGATGTGAGACCAGCTTCTAACAAGTATGGTTATAACACGAACTCTATCTATTATCAAAATCCAAATATTAAAACAGATTTTGCTGAAGCTGATGTTGATGAATTCGTAGATTTTAACTTCCCTCAGATAGTTCAAAACACTTTGAACAAAACCAATACATCTGATTTTGAAAACAAACTGACCTTTACTAATACTAATGAGTATCTTTCACCAATTGTTAGAGTAGATGCTATGTCAACCATGTTTACTGAAAAATATGTAGTTGGAGACTTTATTACTGATTCAGAATTAGAAACTGGCTTTACAACAACTCAAGTTACAGTTGCTGATAGTGAAAATGTTCACAATGAGTTTATTTCTTACATTGCTGCTGTGCAGAATAATAAAGAGTTTGCTCAATATATCACTAATGAAGTTGAACTTGAAGTACCAGCAAATCAGCTAAAAGTACTCTTTGATGCTGATATGGAACCTGGTAGTGAACTAATTGTTCAATATAAAGCCAGACCAGTTGGTGATAATACGCCATTCGAAGATTTTGATTGGCAGACATTTCCGCGAAATCAAGCCGTAAATGAAACAAACTTTGATAGTTTCCCATCTTCTTCTGATTTTGTAGAGTACTCTCTTATCGAAGAAGTTGCTGAAGAGTTTGAAGCCTTTAAAATTAAGATCATCTTTAAAGTGCAAAACGAATCTTTTATACCTGCAATTAAAGATCTGAGAATTATTGCGGTAATATAATGAGAAACTATATTCGTAATGAAAAAAGCGGTGCTATATTAAATGTTAATAGAGCAGATTATACAGCAGCAAAAAATAAAAAGCTGCAAGAAAAACAAAAAGAAGAAAGGCTTTTGAGACTAGAAGAAAAACAAGAAGAAGTTCAAGATGCTCTTCAAAGAATTGAAAGTCTCCTATTAGGAATTACAAATGACAAATCGTAATCTAAGTGATATTTTAAAACCAAACTATGGTGATGGTGTAGACGAAGTTGGTACAGCTCCTGTATTAAATGACGGTGGAACTGAAGTTTCGTTTAATGCTGCAGACCGTAGAGTAAAAAATAACGTAAGGATTAATATCGGTAATTCTCCAAACTCAAACACTGGAGATCCGCTTCGTACCGCTTTTATTAAAGTTGGTAATTTTATGGAAGCAGTTTATGCCACAGACTCCGATAAAAACAGACGTTTGCAGAGACTTGAAAGACCTACAGGCGATAGTGATTTTAGAATTCTTGGTGTTAAATCTTCTGATCAAATTCAATGGGATAGCGATACAACTTTTACAAAAAGAGGTATATCTGGCGGTCTTGATTCTGATGCATTTAAAAATCTAAGTGAAGGTGATGTTGTAATTCTATCAACAAATATTCCAAGCCAAAGTAGACAAAGCTTTAGAGATAAATTCTCTAGATCAAATCCATCTGGTCGTATTGATATTAATACTATTAATGTTAGAAACGGTGAATATGGTATTTCTGCTCCTGCCTATTTAAGAGTTGGCTCTGATGGTTTATTGAAAGTTCAAAATGAATTTTCTCCACAAAATCTTAGACTTGACTTTGATGGAGCATTAGCAAGATTACAAGCTGGAACTCAATCATCTAAATTGTCTGCTGCAAATCAAAGATTACTATATAGTGATTTTAACGCCATTGAAGGTGATACAGCTTCTTCTTTTAGAATTGATGCTGATAATATAGAAGATGCATTTGCAGAAATTATGGCAAGACTTGTAAGAGTAGGGTACGACGCCGGGTATTATGGTTAATGACTATAACAAACAATTATTCAGGATTTACTATTGCATCTAGCGGCTTTGATGGCGATAGCGACAATGACTCTGAATTTGGCGAAAACTTAAATAGATCTATTCAAAAAGTAAATAGAGACTATGCTCTTTCTGCTGGAATTAAAAATACATATATTGATGGTTACATTAATCAATTTGGTAATTCAGCCAGATTTTCAACTAATGAACAAAGATTAGTTCAAAACCTCATTAGAGAATCTATTAATGTTAATGGTATTACTGTAAGGTATATGCCAAGAGCATCTGATTATACTGATGATATTTGGAACGAAAGACCTGAATCTGTTTTTGATCAAGGTTTTCAATGTGATATGTTACTTGCTGCCGCTGCTGGATTTGAAGGTGAAGGCGATGTAATGACTCAGTACGGTATTGAATTCCGTGAAGAAGTTATTATGAACGTTGCAATCAATAATTTTGAAAACATAGATTCTGATTACAGAGTTACATTGGAACAAAGATCTGCTGATTCTGATAGTTACGAAGTTTTGCTTTCTAAATATGCTCGTTCAAGACCACTTGAAGGTGATTTAATTGTAATACCATTTGGTAGATCAGCACAAAATAAAAAACAGTATGTACCTAAAGTGTTTGAGATTTTACGTGTTACTACTTTCCATGATGGGGCATTTTATCAGTTAGGCGATAACTATCAGTATAAATTACACTGTAAACTGTTCGAACTTTCTGGTGAAGATCTTGAGTTTAACCCAACTGCAGTTTCTTACGATAATGTTGGAAATGAACTTACATCAACTGATGAAATTGTTTCAAAAGCCAAAGCAGGTATTTCATTTACTGATTCTGAAACAAAAGCAATAGATATTACAGATAGTGATGCGATACTTGATTCTTGGGCTGATAACACAGTAATTGAACAACAAGCTGAAGAACAAGAAGTAACTGATTATGAAGGTAATGTTGTCGAAAGACCTAAAAATCTAACTGATGACTATACAGCAAGAGCACACAAAGTGCCTGGAATTAGAAATTTGGATGATATTTAATGATTGGTCGTCACTTTTATCACGAAACTATTAAGAACGCAACTGCAGTCTTTGGTAGTCTCTTTAATAATATTGTTTTGAAAAGAAGAGATGGGAAATTAGTTCCTGTTCCTATTGCGTATGGACCAAGAGCAAAATGGCTTGAAGCTCAAAAACAATTTAAACCTGAAGAAGAGATGTTTGAAAAACTTCTTCCAAGAATGTCTTATGAACTAGTTGCAATGAACTATGATGTAAATAGAAAACTTACTAGTAAGCAAGATTTTATTCGCACACCAGATTCTAAAGGCAGAAGACAAAACATCAAGACTCCTGTTCCATATAATCTTTCATTCTCTTTATACATTGAAACAAAAAACTTAAATGATGGATGGCAGATTATAGAACAGATTTTACCTTTCTTTCAGCCAGCGTATACTGTAAAAGTTAGACATTTTCCAGCTGATGCTGATTCAGATACACCGGTACCTACAAATGATTTTGATATGCCGATTACTCTTACAGCAGCTACTTGGACAGATGACTGGGTTGGAGAGATTGCAGGTAGAAGAACAATTGAATGGCAACTTGAATTTGATAGTAAAGTCTTTATTTCTGGTCCAGTTGCAAACACTACAGTAATTTTCGATTCAAGAGCAGCAATTGCCACACCAGGATCTACAGATTCTGATAGACAAAACTTATATGCTTTGCGAAGAGGCGATAGTGATCTCATAGGAAGTGAAGTTGGTTTTGCTTTTACAGAAGATGCATCAGCTATCCTTGATTCAGATAGTCAGTATAGTCCTAGAGTTATTAACCTTAGCGATTCTGATGGAAATATTGTTAAGATTATTAGAGATATTAATTTATAGTAAGGAATAAATAAACTATGGGAACTCGTGATTTAATTAACCTCGGCCTTTCGCCAGACTCTGGCACTGGTGATTCAGCTCGTAAAGGTGGTGCAAAGATAAATGACCTTATTGCTGATGTATATCAAAACTTTGGTGATAATCCAGTTGGTACAGATAACACACAACCTTATTACGGATATCGTAGAAACTTCGGTGAATTCGAATATAGAGTAGGTGAACTTCATGGAACTGGAAAGTTTCAAAGAGTTGGATTTAGAACAACTGGTATAGATTCAGATAATCAGGGTGCTGGCACTAGATTCTTTGATTCTGAAACTGGTTTTAAGATCTTTGCTGATTCTGATGGTGATGGAATTCCAGATCTCTATTTAGATTCTGAAATGTATTTTCTTTCTAGAGGTGAACAAATTGATGTTGATCTAAGTGGTGTTGAGAGCGTAAGAAGAGTTAATCTTGTTCTCCCACTTGCAGAAATTGGTGATGTTATTAGGATTCGTGAATCTCGCGAATCGATATCAAATGGTAAAGAAATAAATGTTTGGACATCGCCTTATAAATTTGCAGATAGCGATCAAAGAGTTGAATGGTCTCAAGCCACATCAGGAAATGGTCTAACATATCCTAATTCTAATCATACAAAAATAAGAGACTATAATGGTTCTTTCCAAAATTGCTCTGCTAAAAAAGTTGTAGACTCTGAAGGCTTCTTAGATTATAACATTAACTTTGGTGGAACTATTGTATCAGGAGGATATGCTTCTTCTCCAGTAAAACTAAGAACAAACAGTACCATATACGAATTTGTTTACTGCGGTCACGATATTGGTTGGGTGTTTAACACATCTGATGTAAGATTATCGTCTTCGACTGTAACAACAACTTATCAAGACTCATGGGATTCAGAACAGTGGCATCAGCTTTCTTCAGCACTTACAGTTGATGGTTCTACTGAAGTTGCTAATGGCTATTATGTATTACCTATTACAAAAGGTACATCTGGTAGCCAAAGAGATTTTGAATCAGTAACCAAATTAATGAATTTTAAAATTTACAAAAGATCTTATCAAACAGATAATACAGCTGCAGTAACTACAGAATTCCTTGATGTAATTAGAACTCAATTGTACAATGCAATTGATAACGAATCTGATTCAGAAACTGCAAAAGCAGTTAGATTTAAAACAGTTTGGGGCAGCCAAGGTGCTGCAGCCGGATCGAATACAGCTGGTTATAGCGGTGATGGTTACACTGGTTTTGCAGATGTAGATGATATGTATAAAGAAATTACAGTAACAAATATAGTAGATGATAGTGGCAATATTCTGATTTTCTCTGAAAAACCATTTATTGGCTCAGCAGTCATTCAATACTTAGGATAAAACAATGGCAATTAATTTTAGTAACGGTAGACCGGTATACCAACATAGAAGATCTCAATCAAGTGGTTTAAATGCTGAAGGTCAGCCTCAAACTGATCAGATCGAAGAAGGCGAAATTGCGATTAACTTGTCTAACAGAAAGTTGTATACTAAACGACCTTCTGTTACAAGAGATTCGGATGGTACTTCTGATGTATTGATTGTTACTAAAACAGGAGATGTTCCTGCAAATAGACTAGTAGGTTCTTCAATCTCAGGTCAGCAGTTTCAAAATGGTGCACAGATTAGAGTTATTGCTCGCAGACTTTTAGATTCAGACGAAGCTGGTAACAATATCTCACTTAGAATTCGTCAAAGTTATTTACTTGATTCTGATGCAGGCGAAAGACCGCTTACTAATGCTGCTTTTACCTATCCAAGCAGTTCACCTATTGCAGCCCGTCACCGCAATCTTGACTCAGATGCGTATGCCTCTTTAGCAATCTCTAATAGATCTAAACGAGTTCTACATGATAGTGATGGTACAGTAGATGCAGATATTTCTCCTGTAAATGCAGCAGGTGGTGGAGCATTCGGTGGTGGTGTAGTCGATATTCAATTTAGTATTTCCGCTGATTCTGATTTTGAAAAAGAAGGAATTGCAAAAGCTATTAGAGATGCTGTCAATACAAATTCTGCGCTTTCATCTCTTGACTCTACAGTAAAAGCTGAACTTGACTCTGTAGATAAATCTATTGTGTATATTTATGGTGGTGATAAACTTCTAGAAGTCGAGGCTTCTTTCGCATTTACAAGCTATGTAGATCAAGCAATTACACCTTTGTATAAATTTATTCCAAATGATAGCGATACTTTCTTCTTTACAAGAGACTCAGATCAAGGAAGTGTAGCATCAAGAATTGAAATAACATTTGTTGCAGTTGGTGAAGATCAAACAACACCAAGAGTTGCATCCATCGGAGAAACTTTAAATACAACAACAAATGGTATTGATTCAATAAGCAATAGTTTATTGTTTGGTAGAAAATCAGTAGTTCTAAAAAATATGACTGGTTTAATTGGTGGAGTTTCGCAAGAACAATTCAATCAATCTTTTGTTAATAAATTTAAATTAAGACCAGCTGATTTTACTGGTGAAGAAGAAATTATTGCTTTGAACGCCGTTGCTGTTGTTGGTAATACACCACCTAGTTTTGATGTAGATAATGGTTCTCTTTGGGTTGATGATAGATTTAACAAAAATCCAAGATTTGATGCTGTTGATTCAGAAACACATATCATTACAGTGAATATGTATGGACGTGGTGGAGTTGCTAATCCATCTGCAATTCCTGCTGGAAATCTTACTTTAAATGTTCCTTACGGACCAGGTAAAAATAGAGATTCAGACGACACCGACTCAAGGTTAAATCTAGTAGCTGGTGATACTAACGCTACCATTGCTGAGAAGATTTATAATCTTCTTCATAACAAAACTGAATTTGGTTGGCTACAAACTGTTATTTCTGATAGTGAAGGATTAATTGGTAATGGTGGTGTAACTATTGGTACTGAAACACATGTAGGCGGAGATTTAGGTAATGCAGGATTTAATACTGTAAAAGTTAGTTATGATTCTGAACACGATTCAGACCTTTTTGGAATGCAAATTTACCTTCAATCGACTGGTGACTCAGATGGATCTGGTCTAACATTAGCTGAAGGCGATAATAGACATAGATACATTGGTCTTCCAAGACCACATGATTCTGATTCGGATGCAGATTTTCATGGTATTGTAATCGAAATTTCTAATAAACAACAAGAAAAAGGAAGAGTATTTGCTGGTAGGCAAGCTGCAGAGCTTTACTATCTAGATGCTACACTTATTGATGATCCAACTGCTCAAGCAAAAGCTTTAAGTATGAGTTCTGCTGAAAGATCAAATTTAAATATTGTTCAACACTCAGCAAAAGTTGGAAATAATACTCTTGATTCAGATGGTGCGTACAGATATGCTGAATGGAGACTAGTATCTTCAACATCAGTACTTTCTCCGCAATCTTTGGAATTAACAGTCGGTGGTGCTACATTTACTAACTCGCAAACTCTAAATATTGAAGATGTAAATGGCACTGTTCTAATTACAGGTTCCTTACTACAGTAAAGGTTATAATATGGCTAGACCACTTAAGATAAAATCAGGAAATGATGGCTTGAAAGAAATGACAGATGCCGAATTAGATCGGATTTGTTATAATCTAAGAGCACGATATGCCGCGCTTTTGTCTGCAGGCACTATTACAAATGGTTTAGTTCAAAGTGGTAGTGCAACTGGTTATACTTTAATTGGGTCAGCTGCTAATACCATTGCAACTCAAAGTACTAATAATAATGCTAGAACGCTAGATGCCGCTGACGATACCACTCCTACTTATGATGGAACAGCTGCTCCATCCGCTGGTGATTGGCCAGCACAAGCTTCTACTGGAACAAATACTGTAACTACGTATAATTACTATCAAGATAGAAGAGTTCCATCTTATCCTTCAGCTAGCACTTTTAACTCAGATAGTTATTTTTACTGGAATACTGGAGCTGGAAAACTTCAATTAGCTGGCGCAGCTGAATCTGATATCTATGATGAAATTGTTGCTCAATGTATTACAGATATGAAAAGTGGTGATGAAGTAGGAACTTATAGAATTTCGACATCTGCGCCTACAAGTGGTGGTGCAGGTACATGGACTGATAAAGGTACTATCTTTCAAGATACAACATATTCTGCAGGTACGGTAACTTATAAGCTTTGGTTAAAAACAGCTTTAACTACTATTCCAACTTTTACAGCTTATCCAGTTGGATGGAATTCTACAGCAAATGTTTTAAGAGAAAAAGACGATGCAATCACTGCTAACTTGGTAAATAATATTTTACTTCCAGTTTTACGTAGAAGATTAGATGATGGCAATTTAAATTACACAGTATCAACTACTCAAACAGGTATTAATAGAGGATCTTTTGTAGATAAGAAACAAACAGGTCAGTCCTCATCGTTTTCATTTGCTGATCCAACATACTCTACTACAGCAACTCCAAATGGATCAGCTAGTAACATAAACACATACTATTTTAATCTAATAGGTTAGGAATAAATAAATCATGACTACAGAAGATACAACCGAACCAACAGTACAAGGCCCAAAAAGAGGTCAAGTTACTATGGCCCAAAGAAAAAGAGAAGAGTTTAATAACGGTAAATTAAACTTCATCTATGCTATGTTTGCTGATACATCTAGAACACTTGTTCAAACAGCATACTTTGATTCTGAAGGTTGGGGTAGAATCGAAAATCTTTCTACAAATATTGTTCCTGGTAGCATGTTTAGTAAATTGATTGCAACATTTGACATTGATCAAATTCAAGAAATGACTAATCTATACAGCGCTAATGAAGAAGAAACTGAAAGAGACTTTGCTGAATACCTAGAGTGGAAAGCTAAAGGTGGTCAATATACTCAAGAAGTAATTGTTGAACAAGATCCAGAAACAGTTACAGTGGAGAGAGTTGTTGAAGTAGTTCAAGAAGTTCCTGTTGAAGTACCATCTATTTCAGTAGCTCACATTGGATCGAATTATTCTCATGAAGATCTATTTAGAATGAAGATCGAAGTCTTTGATATTCCAAGTGTAAGAGACGCGTCTAAAGAGCTAAAATCAAGAATTAGAAAAGCAACTACTCCTGTAGAGTTGTTTGCAATAATTCATGAAGCGAATGTGATCTTTGAAAGTGAACAATCTTAACGTCTTCGTTAAATTTTCCATCTTTATAAAAGTAATCACCTGGATATGCATTGTTGCATTCTTCCAACCATTTAGTAGTTGGATGAAGAATCATTTTACCATACCATTCTTGAGGAAGAAATTTTAGTTCTAATCTTTCTTTTACAGAATCTTCTACAAAATACTGTTCACCATTTACTGGTCCAACAGTTGTTCCATTCTTAATGTAATATTCCTGCCAATAGTCTATATCGCTATAGAATTTATCAAATATGTATCTGCAATCTTTTGGATAATACTTGTAAAAACCACCGTTCAAAGAATAGCCTGGTTTTTCTGTGTCTTTCCACCAAGACTTCATTCCAAGAAATTCACCTTTCTTGATAGGGTAATTAATGATATCTTCATAATCATTCATAAACAGCATATCAATATCTATAACTACTAAAGGTTCATCAGTGTCAAAGCGCATTCCACACATTTTGTTCCATTGCAGTTTCATTTCTGTAAAGAAAGGTTTATTGATAAATGTTATATTGTCAAATTTAGATTTTAAATAGTGTTCATACTCAGGGCCATATTTATCCCCAATTCTTAATGCCAATATTTGCTGACCCATGGTTGTACCTTTGCTGCTTCGTGTAATTCAAAATGTAATGGATCGCCAACGTCACAATTAAACACACAAACTATTTTATCTTCTCTTAGCTTATGCATTTGAATATCATCTGGCCATTCGCATCCTCTATTAAATGAATAATACATAGAAGAAGGAATAAAATCAAATTTGTCTATGTGTTTTTCAGAAAGCCAGTTGTCTGTTCCACCCGTATAGATATGATAAATCTTTTCAGCATTTCTTTTCGCATCATTCCATAGTGGTTTACTTTGTTCGTCATTCCACATAAAACAACCACCATTGATTTTTGCGCTATGACATTTTTTCCATCTAGGTTTTTTCTCTAAGTCCATATCATGCCACCAAGATCTACCAAAAAGAATTTTATCTTGATGAAGTTCTATCAAAGGTGTAAGATCTTTTTGAATAATTACGTCTAAATCAAAAGCTATCTTTTGACCTTTAATACCCCAACCATTGGGTTTCCAATAGTTCATTTTAGGTCTATCCCAAAGTCTTGGCAAACCTCTTACATGATCAGGAGATGCCCACATCTTTTCAGGTGTAGAATTAGGAAGATCTTCTAAGAAAGGTAATTGTTCAATTTTAGGATGAAGACCTCTTGTGGTTGTGCACTGACAAAAGAATCTAAATTCCATAGGCAAGTGTCTTCTTACCATAAAGTAAAGGTTGTTAACATATTCAACAGGATATTTTTCACCCCATCTTGTGCAAAATACGTTTATCATTTTCTACCAATTACCATAAATCTCTTGTGAAAATCGTCAAAATCATGAAAAGGTATTTCGCCACTATAATACACTTCATCCATGTTCATACTTTCTACAAATTCCTCTAATGTTTCAGAGCAGTTAATATGAGCATGGTCTTGTGTAAAGTTATTAGATTGAAATACACAAAGCTTACCGCCAAAACTTTCATTAGTCCATGGATAAAGATGTTCCATTGATGTGTTAATAAGAATATCTGTTGACATTCTTTTCACTCTGTGTAGATCCCAATTTAAATCTAAATGAAAATGTTTTATTGTTTTGCGACCATGAAGTTGTCCAGCCATTTCAAGTGCACCTTTATCAAAATCAACAAGATTCATTTTAGTATTATTACCAAAAATATATCTGATCAAAGGAACAAAGATAGTTCCATACCAAGAACCGCAAATAGTGAAGACTGGATTATCATCTAACTCTGGTGCAGGAATTGTTTGCATAGTTTCAAGCGCCCAAGTTTTTGCTACAAACTGGTTTCGAGAAAAAGATCTTGCAAAATCTTCAGCTCTATGAGGATGTCTATACAAAATTTCTTGCATTTGACGTGACCATTCCCACACAGGTATTGGAAACTTATCTAGATAATATCTAGTTAGTAACTTGTCATTTCTAATGTCATTGCTGTGAAATGTCATATTTTTCCTCTACGCATCATCTCAAAGTATCTTTCGCTACAAATCCTATGAGCTTCATTAATTAATTCTGAATCATGCATGGTATAGCCTTGGCGTATAATCTTTTTAGCTTGACCATAACTCATGGATCCATGGTTTGTCAATTTCATCTTGTTTTGTTTGCTTATAGTCGAACAAAATAATTGGTGTTTTTCTGTATTCTTCATTGCAATTCCAATATGAGTATGCATTTCCTGTTTCATACAAATCATATGTGTGTCTATTTTCTATATAATTATCAATACCTTTATATAAGTAAAGGATTTTTTCTTTGTTAGAAATAAAGTCTTCCCATATATGATCTTTTTGAGTGTCTTTGTTCCAAGACAAAACACTTGAATTTATAGAGCAATATTTGTATCCATCGCCAAATGTTATTTTTCCTAAAGCTTCAAGGTCTATCCAATCAGTAAATAGGAATTTCATATTTTCAGATGGTTTGTAAAACAATTCTAAATTACTTTGCAAAATAAGATCTAAATCGAGAAAGATACCGTCAGATACTTCAAAGTCTCCTTTGAATAGAATCATTTTGTTCCACCATTTTTCTACACCTAAATCAGGCAAGTCAATAATGCGAACATTCTTATCAATTCCAGTAGAATCTTCTGTTACACAATGTAATATAAAGTCTGTGTGATAGCGCTTGAGCATACCGTAGAGCTTGTTAACAAACTCAGCAGAGTAACGCTTTCCCCATTTTAAACAAACAAAATTCATAATAAATACTCTATACTATTTATTGTCATGAGAAACGTAACCGATATCACCTTTGAATTTGATGAAAAAGCTCTACAAAAAGAGTGTTTTTCATTTGTAGATTGGGACAAGTACGTAGACGATAGATATTCAGACGCTGATAAATCTCCTTTTGAAGTTGTATACGACCATACCCACGATATGCCAGTGGCTTTAAAAGAATCACAAAGATTCATAGAATATTATGGTCTTCAAAAATATACTCCTAAAACATTATACCACAAACTACTAGCAAATTCTATTTTAACTCCTCATATTGATGATCAAGTTCAATGTGCTGTAAATTGTTTGTTACACGATAGAGAAGCACACAATGCTAATGTAATGTTTTTTGATGATGAAGGTATGGAAAAGTGTAAGTATCATAAAGCTGTACTTAATGTCTCCCACACGCATGGTGTGAAAAATGGACCGTATGACAGGTATATGTTTAAACTTTCGTTTTATGACCTTTCCTACGAACAGCTAACTGAGATAATAAATAACAAAGAGGTATAATAAATGTGGGCATCTAAAACAACAATGACAGTAGACAAAAGCGAAGGTCTTGATGAATCAGGATTTGGTCTTCATATCTATTCTCATTTTACAAAAGACCAACTTGCAGATATTCTAAATTGCCAACAGCCTTTTGTTGATGATAATACTTTGCTTTTCTTTCTAAGAACTTTAGATAGTGTGGGTAACGATAACGGTGATTTTGTTATGGTTACTTGGAGAGTAATGAAAGATAAAAAATCTGCACTAAAAATGCAAGAAGTAGTAGCACCAATCATTACTAATGGTATTGAAAGCGGTATGGGTGGTGTAGACTTTGAGATTATAGAAATGACATATGATGAATTTGTTGATTTGCAAACTCAGTCTGGAACTAAATACTATTTTGCTGGTTTGGCAGATGTGCTAGACGAATACGAATAAGTCTTCGGATCATTCCAATTTTTTTCTTTTTCACTTCTGTACTGCACAATTTTTAACTGATTTTCATGAGCAGCAGCCATTATTTTTAGCTTGTTAATACTTTTCTGAGGATAATGAAAAGGTCCATGAACAGGTTTTGTATCCCAAACGCTCATCAATAAATGATATCTATCTTTATCGGAGTTGTTTTTAATCTGGTGTCTGTTGTTTACCCACATAACATACGCAGATCCATCAGCTTTTAAATTAACTTCATCAATAACATTGTCATCTTCATCATACACAATATGAACACAATCTTCGTTTGTTATAAGTGGAATATGCAATCTCAATGCGTATTTACCTGGTAATGCATCTGTGTGTATAGTACTTTCACCGCCAGCTTGAAGCACAGTAAATCTAGCTCTTCTTGGATGTAATCCCATATCATCAATTTGATCTATGATCTTTTCGATATATCCAGTGCATATTTCTGTTTTATGTTTGTAGTTAAATTCGTGATGAATATTATGATCGTGTGCTGCTTTAAAATCGTAGCCATCATCTCCAAATGCAAGTTGACCGCTAACCATACCATTCTTCCAGTCACCGTCACCAGTAAGAACACCCCAACCACCAAATTTACTACCATACGTTTCACCTTGAATTATTGGATCACCAAGTGGCATGACTTCGTTTACAAACTGATGGCGAAGTTTATCAATATCTATATCGATATCTAATTTATGCAGCCATGTATCTCTTATGCCCAATTCGTATACATCCTACTTTTAGGTTTTGCCACAGTAACTAAGTGCACTCTAGCTATTTCTTCACCCATCCACTGAGAAAAACCTGATAAATTAGCAAATTGATGAGCAACTGCTCCTGTATTACACAAGTATATGCTTCCATCAGCTGGCAAATAATAAGGTGTTTCTTGAAACCACATAATATTGTATTTGTTTGTAAAGATCGGTAAATGTATTCTGCTTGCTTCTTCGTCGATATGCATAGGAGCTGAATGACCAGGTTTTGTTCTTAAAATTCTTGTTCTAAATAGGTGAATATTAGGAAATTTATCTTCTAAGTAATCAAACCAAATTTTCCACATATCTCCAATATCATTCTTATCACTTCTATCTTTTGCGCCATCTAAACGACCTGTAAAAGAATTAGGATTAAAGATGATTTCACCATCATCATTTTTATTTAGACCACCGTATTCTACACCGTCTGAATAAGGATCTTTGCCTTCGCTTTTATTATATTGTAGAGATATGGCGTCATAGGTGTTAAGACCATCTTTGCCATAGAATTCATATTTGTCTATGGTTTTTTGATAAAGGTCTCTATACAAACTTAAGTCTATATCTGCTTTGATTTTATACACATGATAGAAGTGAGGATTTGACAAAACTTCTTCTGCGTCTTTCCAATTTAAAACAGGTATTTTTGCTCCAGTATTTGGTCTCATATTATTTTCTCGTTGTTTTATATTTCTGCTTTAGTCCAACGTTAGTACTTACCATTGGATTGAAAGAAGTTATTTTATTGTGCATTGTTACTACAAGTTCTTCAATGTCTACATATGGTGGTTGATTGATAATCCATTCAACCGTATCTGCTAAATACTCAGGTGGTATAGGAAAAGTAGAATTGTAATCTACTTTATCATAATCGTGAGGAATGTTTTTATACATATCATCCATATCGTTCATGCCTGAACGAACTACACTAGGAATAATACTGCAAATATGAATGGGTCTTTCTTTGTTTCTTGCGTGCATTCTTACAAATTCTAAAAAAGATTTTTTACTAGCATAATAGTTTGCTCTTTCTCTACCCATATCAGGATAACCAGCAAGTTTAGAGCCAAAGCTATTCATATTAATAATATGTCCTCTCATCATTTTTTGATAAAAGCCTTCAAAAAGATGCATAGCTGCAACTACATTCAGAGTCATAGTTTGGGTAATGTCACTCATAAATGCACCAGCATTATTAACAAAGATGTAAGGATTGTATTTGTCTATTAGATATTGTCTAAATTCTGCATCCATTAAGTCACCATTCTCAGTCATATCACCAGTTCTTGCAACTGTAATAATGTCATATTCTGAATTTTCAAATTTATCAGCAATAGATTTACCAATACCACTGCTAGCACCGGTAATTAACATCTTTTTAGCCATGTCTTAGTTTCCTTATTAGATCTTCATAGTCAATTTTATATTCTTGACTGTACTGCCCATATAATTTAATTAATTCAGGTCTTAGTTCTGTGTCTAAGTGTTGAAGCATTTCAAAACCATCTTTTTTATATCTTTGCATGAGATTTGGAAAGTGTTTTTCATATACTTCTAGTTTGGTACTTGTGTTACTTAACTTACCAAAACGTTCGCAGTTTACTAATTCTTTCGTGACTTGTTCTTCTAAAAATGCTAGCATAATCTCAGGTGTATATTGAAAGAAACCAGGAATAGCCATGATATCATGATGCTCAGCAAATCTATACCAAGAGTTAATCTTTTCACGCTCGTACAAATACCAAGGCGCTTTATCATAATCGTTTTTACTATTTCTTATAATGCGTCCATCTTTATAATCATAATATTGTTTTACGTGCTTATGAGATATGTAACATTCACCCATACCCATGACAACAACTCCACCTTTTAGCTGTTCCATCAACCACATATGCGGCAACATTCTAGGTGTAATGCACTTAGAAAACTGAGCGTACAAAAGACCCTTTTCAATTATAAGTTTTTCAACATCAAGTTCGTGCAGAATGTATTCTAAGTTATTTCTTTCACAAAAAGCTATTGCATGAGAAATATCGTGAATATTTTTAAAGTCTTTAAAAGCCATGATATGAATATTGATAGGTAAATTTTGTTCTGTAAAAGAACGAACCATCATTTCGCTTTCAGAACCACCACTAAACATCAGATCAACAGTTGTATCTTTCATTATAGAATAGTTAAAGATTTTTCTTGCGACATCATAACATTCTTCTTTAAAGCTAAGCGGCTGTCTTTCAATCTGACCAAACTTTGTCATGTATACATCACGCTCATTTTCTCGTTTATTAAACCAACTACCGTTATATCCCCATTTAAAATGGTTCATATATGTATATTGATGTTCTAACATAGTATGCATTTCTCTCGTAATTTAGTCAAGTCTATATGAATTTTTTCTTTGTCTTCTGATAACACAAAAAGACCGTTATATTTGCTGAGCATAGGACCTATTCTTTTAAATGCTCTTTTCTTCACAATATCATAATTGAGAACTAGTTCTTCCATTTTTTTCTTTTTACCGTCTACTACAACTGGAGGAACTAGCCAATCAGTTGGAACTTTATCTTTAGGCGTTTCATTCCAATTGTTAGGAATATTTTTAATATCATCTAAAGATATTAAAGTCATGTCCATATCTTTAGAAATCCATTTGTAAAATAATCCGAATATATTATGTATGTCTTGATCAATTTGTAGTGGGTGTAAAAGAATATGTTTTTCTATAAAACTCTGTTGTCCATAAACATGAAATTGCTTAGTATTTATTGCATACAAGATACTAATGAGTAGTTCAAACCAATCTTCTCTCCAGCAAATAAGCCAATGATGATTTAACAGCAAATCTTTAGTATAGTTTTGATCAATCAACTTAATCATGTCTAGATCCATTGGAAAAACTTTACCAAAGTAATCAGAAAAATTATATCTTTTATAGGAATCAACCCTAGCTTTTATATAAGGTAAAGTAGTTGATATGTTATTGCCAGCCACAGGAAACATAAAATCAGTTGCATCTACATTTTCTACATCTAAAACTAAAGCATCTTTACTTTTATTAGCAAGAGATATCATTCTTGGTTTATCTAGCCAATTAATTTCATATACTGAAGGTAAAATTCTAAATAGTTCATCGCAATAGCCTGGAGGATTATCGCTTTCAATGAGTAATTGTCTATACACAAAACGAGTAAGAGCAGTTGTTCCTGATCTTGGTAGACCACCAACTATTAAAGGTTTACTGTTATTGAACTTCATCATTTAGCGTCAAGCTTCTTATAACAGTTTCCATAGGCCAAGCTCTCATACCAGCAATCATTTTGAAACCTTTCCATTTAGTCATCTGAAAAGCTGGTATAATTTCTTCAGTCTTATGAGTCCATTTACCATTTGTTCTTTTTTCAAATCTACCAAAATATCTTTTTCTTCTTTTTTGATCAACGTGTGCTCTGCCATTAAAGATATAACTTTTTACATGACCTCTTTTCAAAGCTTCTTCACAGCAATGGGCCATAATATCTGCATTTAGCATCATACCTTTAAACCCTAAAGTTGGATCTGCAAAATGATTACCAAGTGTAGTGTAAGGAAAAAGTTTCCAGTAATAGATACCCATCATTACTTTTAAAACGCCGTCTTTAAAGTAACCAGTCATTTGATGATTAGGATCAGTTAGCCAAAGTTCCCAATATTCTTTATTGAAGTAATTTTCATAGTCAATGTCTTTTTTAGGCACACCCATGTAATTGTCTTGCTTATTCTGCAATTCAATAACATCATCTAGATGAGAAATGTCTAGATTAATGAATTCCATAGTCTTTGTGTGTCCATGATTTGATCATAATTTTTTCTGGCCAAGTTTTATAACCAGTTAGACTTTGAAAACCTTTCCATTTGGTCATTTGTCCAGGTTCTACAATTTCTTCTATACAATGAGTCCAACTCTCATTCATCAACTTATTAAAGTTTTCGAAAACAATTCTTCTTTTTGGATGTGTAACATAATCATACATATCATAATTTGAAGCCATATAGATCTTTACTCTGCCTTCTTCAAATATTTGATCAAAACAATATTTTTCGTGATTTGGAAAAATAGACCTTACCGCAAAACCTAAACCAGGTGCTGAAATAGCATTTTTTCTAGTAGCATATGGCATTAATCCCCAGAAATAACAGCTTGATAAGCATGCAAATTTTCCGTCTTTAAAAGTCGCATAAGTCTTTTTGTTTTCGCCTACAATCCAGTCTTCCCAATATTCTTTAGTGTCCATTGTATCGTCAAAACCAACATCATCTTTCATAAAGCCCATATGTTTGACTTGTTGTTTTGCTAATTCAGTTACCCACTCAACATCTTTATATTCTAAGACTCTGTGAGTTAAATTACTTGTTGAATTCATTTTTTTCTTCCTGTAAGGGATTGTAGTTAACTTTTAAAAGCCCTTGCTTTTGAAAATGCTCGTGTCTGATATGTGGTTTTATCTTTGCGCATTTGATAGCCAAATCAGTAGGATGTGGTCTATATCCTAGTAACATCTTCTCAACATCAAATTTAGGTTCTTCTCCTGCAGGTATGATGTTCTCAATAAAGACATTATATCTTTTAAATGTCTTACTAGCATTATACCATATTTGCTCTCTTTTATTCCAAGCTTTTGTAGATGTCACCCAATAGAATTGTGTGTAACCTTTAGATTCAGCATACTCAGCACATCCATCAATTGCTTCAGCCATACCTTTAGTTACTTTGTAGAAGTTATTGTACTCTGGGTCTGTAATCATATTACCTACATACCAAGTTGGTAATCTTCTGGTTGCAAATCTTTGGGTGACAATCATTCGAAGTTCACCTTTATCCCAAACACCAATTGCTCTACCAGCATTTAGTTCACTAGGCAATCCTTCAGGAGTCCAAGTAAAATCCATGTGCTCTTCCATGAATACTTTGTATTGTTCATCAATATTGTCAGATGTTCTAGAGTTTTTTGATCCAACTTGAGAAAGTTGAATATATCTTTTCATCATCAGATCATAAATGATTTCACCGTCATCGCGTGTTAATTCACGAGTTGCGCCTGCCATAATATACCTCTATATTATTTATAAATAGATCATGGATATAAAATCATATTTACGACCTAACTCTAGCTGGTTCAAATTCCAGCATCTAGCATTACTAGGATTTTTTGTTTATGCTTTGACTTTAGAAGTGCCTAATTACTATTGGTATATCTCATTTGCTATGTGGTTTACAATCATTGCGCTTGGAATCAATTTTACATATCACAGGTTACTCAGTCACAAGTCTTTTAAGACATATAAACCTGTTGAATACGCTTTTTCATATTTAGGCTTACTCGCAAATACTGGTTCAGCTCTTGCTTGGGTAATGATGCACAGACAACATCACCACCATACAGATAAGAAATATGATCCACACTCTCCGCACGAACATGGTTGGAAAATTCTATTTTCTTTTTATGATGATTCTTATTTTAAAGAGAAACCAAGTGCTGCACTAATGTATGCTCGTCATATGCTTAGAGATAAAGTTCACATTTTCATGCACGATTACTATCATGCTCTGATTATTGCGACTTATGCAGTTGTATACTTTACATTAGGATTTGAAGCACTTCTATTTGGATTAATTGTACCATCTTTTATGGGTGTATTTTCTACCAATATGAGTAATTACTTTAATCACAAAAGTGGTTATAGAACTTATGATACAAAAGATGGTAGTAGAAATACACCTTGGATGTTGATCTTTGCTTTAGGTGAAAATTGGCATAATAACCACCATGCTAAACCTTCAGAGCCATTGCCTGGAGAAAAATGGTGGGAAATAGATCCAGTAAGTCCATTTGTACGCTTATTGCGTATTACCAAATAGCTTTTTCCATATCTAAAATATCTTGATAGTTTTTTTCTAAACGTCCAAAGATTCTTAATTGTAGTCTATGGCTGTTTACTTTTGGAACACAATGAGGTGTAGAGTCGTCAAAATGCCAAAAAGTATTAGAATCTTCATCAATTGTGTGTGTATTACTAAATTCATCTATGAAATGTAGATTACCGCCACCAGTCAAAATGTTTATTGTTATACTTGCATTACCATCAGCATAATATTTTTGGTTCATAATACGACCAGAATCAGCATGAATCACGCCTGAAGTATTAGGCTTCAATGAGATTACTCTTGTAGTGGTTACATATTCGAACCATGGTAAGTTTTTGATAACTGATTTTGTATATGGAACATCATCACGCCAAAACCAAGGTTCATCATGTTTTACCCAAAGTGGCACAGTTCTATTTTTATCCCAACTTTGACGTTTAGATCTTTCATCAATGTATGTTAAACTATTCATGAAAAAAGTATCAGCACCGTCTTGAAGTTCACCATCTTCGTCATAGTGAGTTACTGATGCAGTATCTTCAAATTTTGTTTCATTAAAAGCAGCAGGTGATTTATGATGAGATTGACCATCAAAAAACGTTGTGGTTGCTACAATGCTTTCACCTAATACACCAGAAGAAGAAAGTTCCCAAAGGATTTCTTCTTTATCTATTTCAATTTGATCTTTTAAAGGTGCAAATAACGGTATCATAGGTATTTTACTGCAACGTGTTGTTCAGTGTAATTAATTATTTTTGTTTCAGGTAAGAATTGTAATTGCTTATATGTATCTGAATTAGATAGACCAAATGCTGTAGCTTTTCCATCACTAATTCTTTGTAGAAACTCGAACAACCACTGATTGTAACTATTAAATGTAAGATAGGCTTTTTCATATCCATTATGTTTGGCCCATTCAAATTGCGCTGGAAATAAATGATTGCCATGGAGATATTTAGTGCGATGTTCTTTCATAGTCCATGTTCTTGAGCCACATATCAAAGTGTTTGATTCATCAGCATATGTATATGCACCAGAAATACCCGCAAGTTGATTATCAATATAAGCAAGGAAGAGGCGACCAGTATCTTCGTCATACTTATGTTGATGGAATAATTGCGAGTATAGAGTATTAGGTTTATTATCCCAATACATATTGACATGGGCTGGTTCACGCATATCATTAGAAGCTGTTTTGCAGAAGGATTTCAGTTCATCGACCAAATGTTCACTGTTTTCAATCTGTTCTCTAGATACAATTTTAATCTCAACATCCATATAATAGTTATACTCCATCCGAATAAATAGTTTATGGAAAAAGAAACTGATAGCATTAATAATGAAATCGTTGAAGTAGAGACCAGCGTTTCCAAGGTACTTCAACACAGGACGGATGATTACGAGTATGCAAGAGAAGTTCTATACGTAGCATCGGAGAAACTTCAGGACATACTTGATAGTGCAGTTCAACTCGCGCAGGAGTCTGAGCACCCGCGGGCCATTGAAGTTGCATCTAACTCTGCCCAAACATTAGCTGATGTAGCAGGTCGCCTTATGGATCACCATTTAAAAACTAATAAAATGAATGGTCAACTTGAAAGCGAAAAAAATGTTACTAACAATAATTTAAATGTTAAGCTAAATACAAAGGACTTACTTGAGCTTTTAGGTAAGGAATAACTATATAATGACTCAGGCAATCTCTGCTAAAGAGTACGATTCTCAATTACATAGTGGCTGGAAAAAATTTGGTGATGAGTTCTTTGCTACCAAAAAAGCTTTGTTGCAAAATCTTGCAGCAAAAAGACTCTATCCAGATGCTCCTACAAAAGAAACACATCCAGAACTTTTTGATAAATCAGATGCTATTAGTCACTACATTGGTAACCCCAATATTAAAGCAGCTCACCAAAATCTAGAGTATACTCCTGAACAGTTAAGAGAATACAAAAAGTGTATGGAAGATCCTATATACTTTGCTGAAACATATATGAAAATTATGTCTGTGGATTATGGCGAAATTCCATTTACGCTGTATGATTTTCAAAGAGATATGATTAATGATTTTAAAAACGATCGCTTTAATATATGTAAATTGCCAAGACAGTGTGGTAAATCTACAACGAGTGTATCGTTTATTTTATGGTTTGCATTGTTTAATCCAGGTAAAACTATTGGTATTCTTGCTAACAAAGGTGAACTTGCGCAAGAAATTCTTGGTCGTTTACAACTCGCGTATGAGAATCTTCCCTTTTGGTTACAACAAGGTGCAGTTTCATTCAATAAAAGATCTGTAACACTAGAAAATGGTAGTAAGATAATTGCAACATCTTCTTCAGGCTCAGCAGCTCGTGGCATGTCTTTCTCTCTTATCTTTCTAGATGAGTTTGCTTTTGTACCTGCAAATGATGCAGAAGACTTTTTTAGATCAGTTTATCCTACAATTTCATCTGGTGCAGATACAAAGATGATTGTAGTTTCTACACCTAAAGGTATGAATCACTTTTACAAAATGTGGACTGAGGCTGAAAAAGGCAAGTCAGCATTTAATCCAATCAGTATTAATTGGTGGGATGTACCTGGTAGAGATGAAGACTGGAAACAAGAACAAATTGCTAACACTTCTGAAGATCAGTTCAGACAAGAATTTGAATGTCAATTCATTGGTTCAGCAAATACTTTGATATCACCAACTACTTTAAGTGCTATTCCATTTGTAGATCCGCTTAAACAATATGAAGGTGTAGATTACCATGAAGAAGTAGTTCAAGGTCACAATTATCTAATTTGTGTGGATACTGCAAGAGGTATTCGTCTCGATTATTCAGCTTTTGTGGTTGTAGATATT